TTGTCCAGCCATTAGAAGCTACCTCCGTCATATACTGCACCATTAAACAAACTTACAATAGTGCCATCAGACTTTTTAACATAACCTTTTTTGTCTGCTATATTTACAGCCAACTCTCCTATATTCAACTGCCCAGATGCAGGCACTTTTCCAGATACTTCGGATCTTTTAGGTATTATTGGTAAAGTTAGACTTACTGTAAAAGAACTGCTATCTACAAGTGTTAAGCCAGAACTGGTAAATCTAAGGGTTACATTCCCACTTCCTGTCAAAATCAAATCAGTAAATGTCGCAACTCCAGCAACTGCCGCTACTGTAGTTGTTCCAGATAATGTTGCCGTTCCAGATTGAACTGCTACTGTTACACTATTTGTGGCTATTCTAACCAAACTTCCAGCAGAGTCGTTAATGTTAATTTTGGGTTGAACTAATAGTTGATTTGAATTATATCCTACAACTGGCTGGGTGTTGACACCTAGTTGGTTGGAATCATTTTCGTAAATGGCTATGAAAGCACCAGTGCCAGTTGTTTGTACAGACCATCTTGTGCCAAACGCAACTGTTTGCACTGGGGAGCTACGGTGAGTTGTAGTATTATCTCCAAGTCCCCCATATTGATTGTTGCCCCAACACCAAAGAGTTCCATCGCTCTTTGTTGCTGTTGTATGTGTTGCATATGATACGCTTGTCCATGTGTTTGCCGATCCGTACACCTGAACAGGAGAGCTACGGTGAATCGTAGTATTATCTCCTAGCTGACCTTGTGTATTGGTTCCCCAACCCCATAATGTACCGTCTTTTTTCAAGCCAAACTGACAGTCTGCCAATATCCAATCTGTACCAAAAGCAATCGTTTGGACCGGAGAACTACGATTTACAGTTGTATTGTCTCCAAGACTACCATCAGTATTTAAGCCCCAACACCATAAAGTTCCGTCTTTTTTAAGAGCAGCAGTAATACTACCTACACATCTTACAGTTGCCCAGTTATTGCCGCCAGCCACAGTTTGTACTGGAGAAGATCTATGAATCACAGTATTATTTCCCAGTTGCCCAGAAGTATTATCGCCCCACATCCATAGTGTTCCGTCTGTTTTAATTGCCGCAGCGTAGTTGGAACCACAACTAACATATTTCCAATTATTTCCACGACATATAGTTTGTATTGGAGAGCTTTTGTATGTTATGCTGTTATCTCCAAGCTGTCCACGATTATTTCTTCCCCAAATCCACAAAGTCCCATCTGTTTTTATTGCAGCGCTTGATTGGTATCCACAAGAAACCTGTGACCAGTTGTTACCTCCTGTAATCGTTTGTACAGGAGAGCTTTTGTTGCCACTACTATACCCATTTCCTAATCCTCCATTAGTTGCTGTGCCCCATATCCATAGCGTTCCATCTGTTTTAATTCCTGCTCTGATTTGACCTAGCAAAAATAAACCGGCAGATACGCTGACCCAGTCATTACCGCCTGCTATAGTTTGCACTGGAGAACTTTTGCTGGTTGCTGTATTATCTCCAGATGCTCCTTGAGTGCCTAGTCCGCATAACCACAATTGTCCAGCCATGATTAAAAGGTTCCCCCATCTGGAATGATGGCACCAGATGCAAAATGGAATGTCCAGATTTGTCCAGATGCTATACTTCCAGAAACAACCGCATTGTCTCCAATATGTCCACTTCTGACCGCACCAGACGCAAGGTTAAACCATGCAACTACTCCACTAGCAATCTTGCCAGACACAACCGCATTATCTGCTATGTCTGCTGTTATAATAGCGCCAGAAGCTATTAAATCAGCTGTAATACTGCCTGAAGCTATGTGGAATGTGCCAATTTGACCAGATGCAATGCTTCCAGAAACTACAGATGCATTTCCTAAGTCTCCAGATGTCACTATGCCAGATGCAAGTAATCCCCAGAATTCGCCAGATGCATTGACTCTTGCATAAACTGTATTTGCACTGTCCTGCCATTCAGTTAGATTTGCTGTCTGAGATGTAAATCCTCTAATAATTGTGCCAATTCTAGAAGCGCTTCCAGTTTCAACATGCAAGGCACCGGATGGAGTTGTTGTTCTTACACCAACATTCCCACCTGTAAATAAAGCAGCACCACCAGAGCCGTTACCAAATGTTGCAGTTGATGTGCCATCTGACACATACAAGGCAATTTTGCCAGAGCTTGCAGTAACAGTGCTGGCATCAATGTAAGCACCATAATAGTAATGTCCAACTGTTACAGAAGCAGCATTTACTAGAAGTCCGTATGCATAACTTGTTACGTTGCCTGCTATTTTGAATTGTGCGGCAATAGCAGGTCTTGCACCACCTGTGTTAGATGCCTCTGCGTATATGCCCCAGTTACCATTACCAGCAAAATTTGTCGCAGTGGAATAAATTCCATAAAAAGTAGCGTTGGCACCACCAGTCCCAGCAACATATAAACCATATCCATCCTGTCCGCCATTGTGTGGATTGATTCTAATTCCATAATGTGTTGGAGATGCGCTTCCATTTACATCTGCAAAGTCAACAAGTATGCCACCTATAGTGCCTAGTAACCCGCCCGTGCCAGATGTTATTGTTGCGCCATGATTTACTCTTACAGCATAAGTTGTTAAATTACTTGATCCTCTATTTGAATTGGTAATGAAAGTATTGCCATATGTTACAAAACCAGATGTTGCACCGCCGCTGTAAAGACCTAAAGTTGCAGTATTTGTTTGTAATGATTCAGCTGGATAAAGATTGCTATTAGTAACAGTTATTTTAGAAGTAGGATTTGTAACATCTCCAATACCTAAAGTACCACCAGATCTGGGGTTGAATATTAATCCGCTTGAAGTAAAAGTTCCAGCTGATCCTGACAAGCTGGCGGCTAAATCAATGTAATAAACACCACTTGCTGTAACTGGGAATCGATTTGTATTAGTAACATATGTCCCAGAACTAATGTGAAATGATCCAATACTTCCAGAAGCGATAGATCCACTTACAACGGCATTATTTCCAATGTGACCAGAAAGTACAGCACCACTACTCAAAGCAAAATTGTTAACAGTGCCAGATGCAATATTGCCAGATACTACCTGTCCACTACCAAGTGCTGCGGTACTTATTACACCAGAAGCTAAGTGGAATATTCCTATTTGACCACTAGCAACAGATCCAGATACAACTGCTCCATCCCCAATATGACCACTTCTTACAGCACCAGAAGCATGAGCAGACCATCCAATAGAACCGCTGGCAATACTTCCAGATACAACAGCAGCGTCTCCGATATGTCCGCTTCTTACAGCCCCTGAAGCATGGTTGAACCAAGCAATTATGCCAGAAGAAACTTTTCCACTAACAATAACATTGTCAGAAAGGTCTTCGCTCACAATTGTGCCAGAAGCAATTAGATTGGTTGTAATGCTTCCTGAACTAATATGGAATGTTCCAATGCTGCCAGAAGCAATTGATCCGCTTACAACAGCGTTATTACCAATATGACCAGAATTAACAGCACCGCTGCTTAAGGCAAATTGACTTACAGAACCAGATGCAATATTACCGGATGTTACTTGTCCACTACCTAATGTTGCAGTGCTGATTGTCCCAGATGCCAAGTGAACAAATCCAACTTGTCCAGAACCAATCATTCCACTTACAACACCGGCAGTTGCGATTCCTATCGTCAAGCTGCCAGATGGATAGTAAGGACCGCCAGCCAAACCACTAGCTGTATTCAAAGCAGCAGCAGCCCAAGAACCACCTAGCGCTGTGCTGCTACCAGCTATTGTAACTGTTGAATTTACTAGGTTGTTATTCGCCACAGTATTGGCAGCAATGTGAACACCACCAATAACACCAGAGCTTATCTTTCCAGAAGTCACTGCTCCGTCAGCAATATCAGAATTAATGACTGCGCCAGAAGCAATGTGTTCTGCTGTAATGCTGCCAGATGCTATTGCAAACTGCCCAACACTTCCACTAGCAATAGATCCGGAAACAACGGCATTATTTCCAATATGTCCTGAATTAACTGCACCGCTACTCAGTGCAAATTGTCCTACACTGCCAGAAGCTATGTTTCCAGATGTTACTTGTCCGCTTCCCAGAGTAGCTGTGCTTATAACGCCTGAAGCAAAATGATTTATACCTATTTGTCCAGAAGCTATTGCGCCTGAAAGCACAGAGCCTGAAGCCATCATCTGTGCAACAACACCGCCAGAAGCAATTCCTATGGTCAAAGCACCAGAAACATAATAGGTTCCAGCCAGCAGACCACTTGCTGTAGTTAAAGCTTGCGGGGTCCAAGAATTGCCTAAAGTAACATTAAGCCCTGCAATATTAATTGAAGAATTTGCTAGGTTGGCATTTTGTACTGTAGCGGCGGCAAGCTTGCTACCCGTAATTGTTCCTGAGGCTATGTTTAAGCCTAAAACTCCTCCAGAAGAAATGTGTGAAGATCCTATACTACCTGAAGCAATCGCTCCACTGGTGACACTGCCAGAAGCCATCATCTGTGCAACGACACCACCGGAAGCTATGCCTATTACTGCACTTCCCGAAGGATAATAAGTCACTGAAGACAAACCACTAGCTGCTGTGAGTGCAGCAGCAGTCCAAGATCCACCTAAAGCCGTTGAACTTCCGGCTATTGTTATTGTGCTATTTGCAAGTTTGTCGTTTGCAACAGTACCACTTGCAATGTTAATGTTATTGACAGCACCAATAGCAAGGTCACCACTTCCAACACTTCCGCTTATTATTAAACCTTCTACTAATCCACTTGCGAGATGCGCTGCTCCAATTTGACCAGAACCAATGGCTCCTGAAAGTACAGAAGAATTTGCTAGCATCTGGGAAACTACACCACCAGAAGCAATTCCTATTGTCAAACTACCAGATGGATAATAAGTACCGGCTAGCAAACCAGAAGATGTTGTAAGTGCAGCAGCAGCCCAACTTGCTCCAAGAGCAGTACTGCTACCGGCAATGGTAATCGTTGAATTGACAAGATTTGCATTAGCCACAGTATTTGCAGCTATGTGAACGCCACCAATTACACCAGAACTTATCTTGCCAGATGTGACTGCGCCGTCTGCAATATCTGCATTAATTACTGCGCCAGAGGCAATATGTTCTGCCGTGATACTGCCAGAAGCAATAGCGAATTGTCCTACACTTCCAGAAGCAATGCTTCCAGATACAACTGCTGCATTTCCTATATGTCCAGAATTAACTGCGCCACTACTAAGTGCAAATTTTCCAACACTTCCAGAGGCTATATTTCCAGATGTTACCTGTCCACTTCCAAGAGTAGCTGTGCTAATTACTCCAGAAGCAAGATGGAATAAGCCTATTTGTCCACTAGCAATACTTCCAGACAAAATAGATCCACTAGCCATCAATTGAGCAACTATGCCACCTGAGGCTATGCCGATAGTTATACTGCCGGATGGGTAGTAGGTTCCAGCCAACAAACCACTTGATGTAGTGAGAGCTTGTGCCGCCCAGCTTGCGCCCAATGCTGTAGAACTACCAGCTATTGTGATTGTAGAGTTTATTAGATTCGCATTTGCAATAGTATTCGCAGCAATTTTATTTCCGGTAACCTGACCAGAAGCAATATTGTTTGTATTTACTGCGTTGTCACCTATCGTGCCACTTACTACTACTCCGCTTGTAAGGACTGCTGTGCCAAGATTAGTACTGGCATAATTTCCACCAGTTGTAATGTCTATGTAGAAGCCTCTAGCAAGACCACCTTGCTCGAAAAATCTTAGTTTATTTTGATAAACATCGATTGTAACGCCAGCACCAGATAAAGTTGTATTGGTTACTGGTTTTGCAAGTAAAATTTCACCGCCTTCGTCTCCTACCGAATTGGTAACACTTACTTGAGGAACAGACAAAATGCTGCCGTCCCAAGTTAAAGACGAAGTTGCCGCTAAAAGATTATTATTATTAAATTGAATCTGACCCGATGAGCCAGCAGCTACCGCATTAGCTAATACGCCGCTAGCCAAATGAGAAACTGAAATTTGACCAGAACCAATATCTCCACTCTGAACAGCACCATCAGCAATTAACTGACTTGTAATTCCTCCAGAAGCAATGCCTATGGTCAGACTGCCTGAAGGATAATAAGTACCTGCCAACAAGCCAGAAGAGGTAGTAAGGGCTTGTGCTGCCCATGAACCACCAAGGGCTGTAGAACTACCAGCTATTTGTATTGTAGAATTTGCTAATTTGTCATTTGCAATAGTACCGGAAATTATATTGATATTACTTACGGAAAATTGACCTATTTTCCCGCTTGTGACGCTGCCAGACGCTAGGTGGTTTTGACCAATCTGACCGGAAGCAATACTTCCAGATACAACTATGCCGGATGACAACAGACCAAAAAACTCACCAGAAGCATTGATTCTTGCATAAGTATTGCCAGCACTATCTTGCCACTCTTGCAAGTTTGCTGTTTGGGCAGTATATCCTTTAACAATTAATCCCTTTAGAGAAGCAGATCCAATTTCTACTTGTAATTTTCCGCTTGGAGTATTGGTGTTAATGCCAACATTGCCATTATCGAATATTGAACTATTTCCAATTCCGTTTGTGCTGACAAATTTGGAAACATAATTTACAGTGCCACTTAAGTTGTTTGGACTAACTGCTGTTCCAGATGCCAAGTGATCAGCGCCGATCTGTCCAGAAGCTATACTTCCAGAAACTACAGCTGCGTTCCCAATTTGTCCAGAGATCACAGTTCCTGAAGACAAATTGAACCAAGCGATTTGGCCGGAAGCTATGTTGCCGGATACAACAATATTTGCAGCGAGATATCCTGTAAAAACACCACTGTTGTTAACAGAGGCAACAGTTGTTCCAGATGCATTAATCCATTCTTGCACAGTCGCCGCACCAGACAAAGTTGTTTTGACAAACAATCTATTGGTATTCACTGCGCCAAAAGTAGTGGAAATTCCAACAAGACCACTACTGTTTACAAAGAAAATTGGATTGCCAGAGATATTGCCGACTTCCAAAATCAACCCTTGAGATGAATCGCTAACTGTAAAGAGTTCTCCATTCACACCCGTAACAGACAATGCGTTGGAACCGCTGGCTGTTGAAACGACACTTAAAGTCTGTCCATCAAATGTAAGATTCGCTTCAGCATTACCTAGATTTGTCCCTGAAGCAAGACTAGTTATAATCCTATTATCTGAAGGATTAGTTACGGCAAACAATACTCCAGAAGCTACATGATTAGCTCCGATTTGACCAGAAGCTATGCTGCCACTAACAACTGCATTGTTTCCAATATGACCTGAAAGAACAGCACCAGAAGCCAAATTTACGGAAGATATGGAACCGCTAGCCACCTTGCCAGAAACTACGGCATTGTCAGCGATATCTACGGATATAATTGCACCTGAAGCAATTAAATTCGCTGTAATACTGCCAGAGGCAATATGAAATGTACTTATTTGCCCCGAAGCTATGCTTCCACTAACAACTGCATTGTTTCCAATATGACCTGAAAGAACCGCACCGCTGCTCAATGCAAAGTTGTTAACAGTGCCAGATGCTATTGTGCCTGAAACTACCTGTCCACTGCCTAAGACTGCTGTGCTAATTACACCAGAAGCCAAGTGATAAAAACCTATTTGCCCTGAGGCTACACTTCCAGAAACTACTGCACCATAGTCTATGCTACCACTTCTAATTGCTCCACTACTTATATGTGCCCAGCCAATTTGTCCGCTTGCGATGCTTCCAGAAACCACTGCTGCATTGCCTATTTGACCGGAATTGACTGCACCACTTGATAAATTGAAAGAAGCTATAATCCCTGAAGCAACCTTGCCGCTTACAATAAGGAAGTCAGATAAATCTTCAGAAACTATGGTTCCTGAAGCTATGTGCTCGGTTGTTATTACACCCGAAGCTATTGCAAATCTACTTACAGCCCCGCTTGCTATGCTTCCTGAAACTACAGCATCGTTTCCTATTTTACCAGAGGTTACAGCGCCAGAACTTATGTGAAATTGTCCAACACTACCAGAAGCTATGTTTCCAGATGTTACTTGTCCTGAACCTAGTGTTGCTGTGCTTATAGTTCCAGAAGCAAGATGTACAAAACCTATTTGTCCAGAACCTATGTTGCCCGAAACAACTGCATTTGCCTCTATGTGTCCGCTTCTTACTGTACCACTACTTAGGTTGAACCAAGCTACGATGCCACTTGCTAATTTGCCAGAAATTACAGCATTATCTGCAATTTTTTCAGAACCGATAGAGCCAGACGCAATTAAATTTGCAGCAATAGCGCCTGAGGCAATTGCAAATGTCCCTACTTGACCTGAAGCAAGAGAGCCAGAAACAACGGCGGCATTACCAATATGACCAGAAAGGACCGCTCCGCTACTTAAGGCAAAGTTGTTAACACTTCCTGAAGCTATGACACCAGATGTTACTTGTCCACTACCCAATACTGCTGTGCTAATTACGCCAGATGCTAAGTGATTGATGCCAATCTGACCAGAGGCTATTTTGCCTGATGTAATAGCACCGCTGCCGACATTATTGTTGAGTACTGAAGCATCGGCTAGATGTGTAGAACCTATTGCTCCAGATACTATAGTTCCAGAAAAAACGGAACCATTAGTTATATGACCACTTCTAACAGCCCCGGAGGCAAGGTTAATCCATGCTACTATTCCAGATGTAAGTTTCCCGCTTACAATCGTGGCATCAGCTAATTTTTCACTGTTGATTGACCCAGATTGTATTTGATATCCAGCAATACTACCTGAAGCAATATGATACTGACTAACTTGACCACTGGCTATGCTGCCAGATACAACTGCGTTATTGCCGATGAATCCAGAGGTCACACTTCCAGATTTCAACATGGCTGAATCAAGAACGCCACTTGCCAAGTGATTTACAGAAATTTGTCCTGAACCAATATTTCCAGATAAAACAAAACTATTTTTCCAAACACCAGAATCGTAATAAAGTATTTGATTATTTGTGGCACTTGTAATATTGACATCAGATAAACTGTTTAAACTCAAGGATATTGTGCCACCGCCAGCACCAGCTGTGTTCCTGAATGTACCACCTTGAATGAAAGTGGCATCAGCAGTGGTATTTAAAGCTGTTGCTCCTCCTCTGATTATGATGTATCCCAAAAATACGGCAGAACTAGCCGTCATGGTATCTTCGTCAAAATCCTCAACAACTATGTTCTGGGCAGCAGTACCACTGTCATCATATAAAACTCTTCCATAGTAAATGTAAACATTGTTTGTATCTTTTGGAATATAAAAAACTCTTTGTATAGTCCATTTATCACTTGGCACGGTTCCCGGAGTGCCATCGCCATCATCATATTTTGTTGGATCAACAGACGAAACCGCCGTGTCAAATGTGAATGTGCCTGCAACAGAAGACCTATATGCATAAGTAATCGTGGCAGCCGATTTTGAAGACTCTGAAGTGACGCTTGTATTATTGACATCATTTTCATAATTACTACCAAGCGCAAAAGCAGAACCTGAATTTCTGTCTAAATTTAAATTCGCTCCATTAGCCGATATGTCTAGGCCATCAAGTTTCAAAGGTCCAAAACTTAGAACAAATGTTTCTACTTGACCCAATCCGTCATAACTGGTTAGTGGTCTTGGACCAACATCCGTGATGTTGGTATGGTCTGCATGAACAACAAACCCCATGATAATATGGTTGCTAACTTCATCTGGAGTAAATTGCGTATGTTGTTGAACAAGAGTGCCACCAGACGCTATAGCAACATATGTTACATGACTTCCACTGAAAAGAGGTGTTTGATTGTTAAAAGCACTCCAGCTAACATTAGTTACCTCTGGAATCCCACTTGCATTCCAAGCTACAACAAGCTGCCCCTGACCAGCTGATATGTTGTATGTTAGATTACCCGAATTTAAGGTAATTAAGCCGCCACTAGTAAGACCAGTTTTTAGTTGCTGTTTGTAACGATCAGAACTGATTCCACCAAGTCCTAAAGCATTGTTTATAGTTGCGCCAGAACTGAAATGATTTGTTCCGATTGACCCAGAAGCTATGTTGCCACTTTGTACAGAACCAACACCTAGATTAAATGTTGTTACTGCACCCGATGCCAAATTGCCAGAAGCAACAGCATACGGGCTAAGATTGCTAGAAACTATTGTGCCAGAAGCTATGTTTGCGGAATTAATTGATTCAGAACCAACCTGACCGCTTATTACTGCACCGCTGCTCAAGGCATATTGATGTACGCTGCCAGAAGAGATACTGCCAGAAACCACGGCTCTGTTGCCGATGTGTCCAGACAACACAGCCCCACTACTGAGGGTAAAATTGTTTACTGTGCCAGAGGCTATATTTCCAGATGCAACTTGTCCACTTCCCAAAATTGCTGTGCTAATAGTGCCAGATGCAAGATGCACAAAACCTATTTGTCCAGATGATATGTTGCCAGAATTTACTGCGTTGTTGGCAATTTGACCAGAGTTGACAACACCGCTGCTCAGATTGCTGGTCGCCACTCCACCGGCTGCAATTTTGCCACTGCCTATAGAGGAATCTGCAATATTGGCAGATGTGATTCCACCGCTGGCAACTGCAAATGTACTTATTTGTCCACTTGCAAATGATCCAGAAACTACTGCATTATTACCAATTTTACCAGATGTAATAGCGCCGCTACTTATTGCAAATTGACCAACTTGACCACTTGCAATATTTCCAGATGTTACCTGTCCGCTACCTAATGTGGCTGTGCTGATAGTGCCAGAAGCCAGATGTATAATTCCTACTTGACCACTACCGATATTGCCTGAAAGGACAGCATTGTCAGAAATATTACCAGAATTTACTGCACCGCTGCTTAGATTAAACCATGCTATTGATCCAGACGATATTTTCCCAGAAACAACGCTATTGTTTACAATTTTTTCTGTTGTAACAGACCCGGAGGCAAGTTGAACTCCATCAACAGCGCCACTACTTATTGCAAAGTGACCTATCTGACCGGATGCTATGTTGCCTGAAACAACTGCACCATCTGCGATATGCCCAGAATTTACTGCCCCTGAACTTATATGAAAATGACCAATAGATCCAGATGCTATACTTCCAGAAACTACAGCTGCATTTTGTATTTGACCAGATGCAACGCTGCCGCTGCTTAGATTTTGCCAACCTATTACACCGGATGCTATTTTGCCTGAAATAATCAGAAAATCAGACAAATCTTCGCTTATTATCGTTCCAGATGCAATCAGATTGGTTGTAATAGTCCCAGAAGCTATGTGATATTCACTGATTTGACCGCTTGCAATATTTCCAGATCGCACAGCTGCCGTGCCTATTAGTCCTGAAGCTACCGCTCCAGATGTTAAATTAAACCAACCAATGCTTCCAGAAGCTATCTTACCACTTATTATTGAATTGTTAGCCAAATCTTCAGATGTGATAGTACCTGAAGCAATATGCTCTCCAGTAATTACACCAGATGCAATCGCAAAAGGACCAATACTACCAGATGAAATTGATCCGGAAACTACTGCATTATTTCCAATATGTCCTGAAAGCACAGCACCTGAAGACAATGCAAAATTGTTGACTGTACCACTGGCAATAACCCCAGAAGTGACTTGTCCACTACCCAAAACTGCCGTGCTGATTACACCGGAAGCGAGATGATAAAAACCGACTTGTCCTGAGGCTATAGAACCAGAAACAACGATGCCAGAGGCAAGTTCGCCTTTTATGGTTCCGCTGTATACAACCAACCCATTTCTGGCTATAAACTCATTTGACATTTATTTTCCCAATCTTTATTTAATCACTAAAAGTATTTACTCAAATATCAAAAATAAAGTGAAAATTTAAAAGTATAAACTTGTAGCTACGAATACTTTATTTAGTGTTTTATACTAATCCAAATCTGCTTGAATTAGTTGTGTAACTATTTAATACTTCCGTACTAGAAAGATTTGTATTATAAATTTTCACGATTGCCAGATCACCATTCATAAAATTACCTGCGGAAAGACCATCATCCCATCGTCGCATAAGTCTAATCTCGCCGCCAGATAATGGAGTAGTGGCTACAGATGCAGTACCTCCATTTGCAACACCATTTACATATTGTCTTACGATGCTGCCGTCATATGTGCCTGCGATTTGATACCAAGTGTTTATTGATGGTGAAAATCCAGTTGTGTTGTACCAACCGCTCCTGAAAAATCCAGCAGCTAAGTTGTAATTTATTGGTGCATTATTTGTGCCTAAACTAAAATTTAAGTTTGCGGATAAATCGTATTGGTTTGTTACAACTGAAGAAACTTTGCTACTTATAGACGAAGAAAATCTTACCCAAGCTTCCACTGTCCACTTAGATAAATTTCCAATGTTTGCAATCGTTCCGTATTCAAAATTTGAATCAATAAAATTTAAATATCCTCCAAAACTTGAACTGTATGTCGGGGTATTAAACAAAGTTGCATCATTATTATTTGCAGTCAAGTCGTACCAAGAAGAACCAGAACCAGAATAAGAACTAGTATTACCAGCATCTAAGTATACCAATAAACTTGAAGGATATTCTGCTGGAGCAGATATTTTTGTTCTCCCAAGAATTTTTGTTGGTTGTAAAATCTTAATACTCATAAATATCCTTAAATTTTAGTTATTGTTACATAACCATGATTTGAATTACTACCGCTAGTACCACTTATAAAGGTGCCTGCGTAATAACTGCCACCGCCACCTCCAAATTGACCATCACTAGCTGCGCCGTTACCACCTCCGCCTCCACCTGAGTAACCTCCTCCTCCTCCTGCCCAACAATAATTAGCATAACCGCTATTATTGCTTCCATCGCCTGCACCGCCACCTCCACCAAAGCCTCCAGCGACTGTAAAATTGCTATTTACTGTAGTAAAACCTCCGAGCCAACCTCCCAATCTGCTCAATCCTTGCAAGCCATTAGAAGCAGCACCATCGGACGATATTCCAGCACCGGGACCGGCAAACAAGATTCCTCTTGTGCTTTTACCACCACCACTACCACCAGTACCTCCAGCAGCCGTAGATCCATTTGCTATGCTTACTGTCGAGCCAGATGTTGTGTCATATTTACCGTGTGCTGTTGTCTGAGATGTCAGCAAATTTGTACTCGATGCAGCAGCGCCACCGCCTCCTCCTGCAACCACATAATAACTGATAGAAGAACTATTATAAACAAAACTGCCGCCTCCACCTGCGCCACCGCAGTAATTACCTGTTGGACCTGCACCTCTATTGCCTCCCATTTGCCCAACAACAATTGCAACTATAGTGCTTTTTGTTAAAGACACTCTGGTAGTCAAAACAGCACCATATCCACCTATTCTGTTGGGAGAGACTTGTGTGTTGTTTCCTCCAGCAGCACCCGCAGCGGTGATCTCGTAAGTAGCATCTTCAGGCACAGTCCATAATTGAATCCCTTGTGTTGTCATATTGAAAAAAGCAGTATTTTGCGTCCATGAAGCGGATGAGTAAGCTGATTGGCAAGCAGATAAAGTGGGACCACTCCTTCCAGTTGCGCTAGCGTTTGTAAAAGTAAATGTAGAAAAGTCATACAAACCAGATGTTGGAATTCTTCCGAGAACAGTATTTGCTTTAATCACGCAATTGTTTGTCAGAATACTCATGTGACAATTCTTGCTCCTACGCTTACATTCCAAGTTCCAGAAGTTATGTTAGCTCTGAGGGTAAGATTTCCACTCACAATTAGTGCTGAAAAAGCTAAGGCTATCGTTGAGCCACCCATATCAGCAGTCGAAGTTTCGCTGTAATTAACTGTGTCTAATCCAGAATCCCATACAGCAGTAACATTTCCCGCCCTAGAACCGCTACTCACAGTATTTCTTACAAAATATTCAAAAAATCCCGCTTGACCAGCAGTATCTGGAATGCTGAATGCATCAAATGTCGTAGTCTGACCGCTTGTTAAACTGCTAAATGTTCTACTGAATCCAAACGAACTTACTTCAAATACAGTTGTGTTAGATGCATTCACAACTTGCAACAACGAACCACTTGTAATGTCATTTACAGCCAATAGAGTTCCAGAAACTCCTGTCACTGACAACAGGGTGCTACCTGCACTAGTGCCAGTCACGGCAAGCGTAGTTCCATCATATGTCAAATTAGTTTCTGCGTTGGCTTGGTTTGTGCCCGAAGCAAGGCTGGTAAGAATTCTATTATCAGAAGGATTAGTTACAGTGAAAAGCACTCCAGAAGCTACATGATTAGCCCCGATTTGACCGGAAGCAATGCTACCTGAAACTACGGCGGCATCACCGATATTTCCGCTCCTTACAGATCCTGAAGCCAGATTGAACCAAGCAACAACTCCGGATGCAATTTTTCCAGAGATTACAGCACTATCGGCAATCTTTTGAGATGAAATTATACCAGAAGCCAAAGCAAAAGAACCAATTTGTCCAGATGCAATATTTCCAGAAAGTACAGATCCAGAAGAAAGATTAAACCAAGCTACAACACCGCTTGCAACTTTACCAGATACCACTGCATTATCAGCGATATCAGCAGTAATTATTGCGCCAGAAGCTATCAAATCCGCTGTAATACTACCAGATGAGATATGAAATGTGCCAATTTGTCCAGAAGCTATGCTCCCACTCACAACGGCATTATTTCCAATATGACCTGAAAGTACAGCACCAGAAGACAAAGCGAAATTATTCACTGTTCCAGAAGCAATTACGCCAGAAGTTACTTGCCCAGAACCCAAGGAAGCTGTTGACAAAAGTCCAGATGCCAAGTGATATAAACCTATTTGCCCAGAAGCTATATTGCCAGAGTTGACAACTCCAGAACCAAGAGTAAACCAAGAGATTGAACCACTAGCAATTTTTCCAGACACTACAGCATCGTCAGCAATATCGGCTGTTATAACTGCACCAGAAGCAATATGTTCTGCTGTTATGCTGCCACTTGCAATCGCAAATTTACCAACACTCCCGCTAGCAATGCTGCCTGAAACAACAGCTGCATTACCGATGTGACCAGAAAGAACCGCTCCACTACTAAGTGCAAAATTGTTTACTACGCCAGAAGCAATCACACCAGAGGTGACTTGTCCAGATCCAAGAGTTGCTGCGGATATCACACCAGAAGCTAGGTGAATTGAACCTATTTGACCAGAAGCAATAGATCCACTTACTACAGAGTTGTTTCCAATATTACCTGAAAGTATGGCACCAGAAGAGATATTAAACCAAGATACAATTCCACTAGCTAATTTTCCACTAGTAACTGCGTTGTTTGCAATATCTTCAGAGCCAATAGCTCCAGAAGCAATCAACTCACTTGTTATACTTCCAGAAGCCAGATGATATGTTCCTATTTGACCAGAAGCTATGTTTCCACTTACAACTGCGTTATTGCCGATTTGGCCGCTGTTTACTGCACCACTAGAAAGAGCGAATTGACTTATTTGACCAGATGCTACATTTCCACTTACAACTGCGTTATTGCCGATTTGACCACTATTGACAGCACCACTTGACAGATGCATCTGACCTATTTGTCCAGACGCTATGTTTCCGCTTACAACTGCGTTGTTGCCAATTTGACCACTATTGACAGCACCACTTGACAGATGCATCTGACCTATTTGACCAGATGCTATACTGCCACTGACTACTGCTGAATTTCCTATCAAACCACTTACAATTTCTCCAGATGTAATTGTAAATGAATCAATTACGCCACTAGCTAAGTGATAGAAACCAACCTGACCTGAAGCGATATTGCCACTTGTTACTGCGTTATCGCCCAAGGAGCCAGAAGCTATTGCTCCACTTGCAATATGGAATTGACCGATGCTTCCACTAGCTATACTGCCAGAAACAACTGCTGCATCACCAATTAATCCACTGGTGATTTCTCCAGATGTAATTGTGAAAAGTTCATTCATGCCAGAAGCAAGATGAACAGGTCCGATTGAACCAGAAGCGATACTACCACTTACAACTGCATTGTTGCCGATTTGACCGCTGTTTACTGCACCGCTAGAAAGAGCAAATTGACTTATTTGTCCAGATGCTATATTTCCGCTTAAAACAGAATTGTTGCCCAGCAGCCCACTTACGATTTCCCCCGACTGTATTGTAAATAGAAGCTCAAGACCGCTAGCCAGATGTGTTAATCCAATCTGACCAGATGCGATGTTGCCAGAACTCACAGAGTTGTTGCCAAGATTTCCTGAAAGTACAGCACCGGAGGCGAGATTGAACCAAGCGACAACTCCGCTTGCAATTTTTCCACTTATAATTGCATCGTCAGCGATTTCTTCACTTGTAATAGATCCCGAAGCAATATGCTGGGATTGTATAACGCCGGAAGCAATATGAAATGAGCCAATCTGACCAGACGCAATGCTACCGCTTACCACGGCACCATTTCCAATCATGCCAGAAACAACTTCTCCACTTGTTAGTGTAAATTGTTCTGTCAGACCGCTTGCCAAATGATAAATACTAATTTGACCAGATGCTATATTTCCAGAAGCAACTGAGTTGTATCCCAGATTTCCAGAATTAATCGCAAATGTTCCAATGTTGCCAGAGTTGACAACTCCAGAACCAAGCGCAAACCAAGATACTGACCCACTCGCAATTTTTCCAGACACTACAGCATCGTCGGCAATATCAGTTGATATTACCGCACCGGAAGCAATATGTTCTGCTGTTATGCTGCCACTTGCAATTGCAAATTGACCAACACTTCCACTAGCAATGCTTCCAGAAACAACGGCTGCATTTCCTATATTTCCAGAAAGAACCGAACCAGATGCAATATTAAACCAAGCTATTACACCACTTGAAATCTTCCCGCTGACGATGGCGTTGTCAGCAATATCGACAGACATTACTGCGCCAGAAGCAATCAAGTCAGCTGTAATGCTGCCAGAGGCGATATGGAAAGTGCCAATAACACCTGAAGCGATGCTGCCTGAAACTACGGCAGCATTTCCGATATGACCGGAAAGGACTGCGCCGCTGCTTAGTGCAAAATTGTTTACTGTGCCTGAAGCAATTACACCCGAAGTGACTTGTCCACTACCCAATACAGCTGTGGATATTACACCGGATGCTAGGTGAATAGACCCTATTTGCCCAGATCCAATGCTGCCTGAAATTATTGCTGAATCAGCTATATTGTTGCTTCTAACCGCTCCTGAAGCCAAGTTGAACCAGTCAACAACTCCAGATGCAATTTTTCCACTAATAATTAAATCATCAAATAATTTATCGCTGGTTATTGTTCCAGAGGCAATGTGGTGACCAAATATAACGCCAGAAGCTATTTCGTATTGGCCAATTTGTCCAGATGCTATGTTTCCAGAAACAATAGCTCCATAACCAATATGGCCAGATTCGATAGCACCGCTACTTATGTGTTCATGACCTATTTGTCCGCTTGCGATGTTGCCGGACATGACTGCCCCATCAGACAGATGCCCAGATCGAACGGCCCCAGAACTTAAAATATACCAAGCAACAACACCAGATGCTATTTTACCGCTGACAATCAATTCTTCAGCTAGGTCTTGAGAAGTTATAGTTCCAGAAGCTATCTGTTGTGTGGTTATCGCACCAGAAGCTATGTGATATGTCCATATCTGACCCGAAGCTATGCTGCCAGAAACAACAGCATTATTTCCGATGTGTCCTGAGAGTACAGCACCACTACTTAGTGCAAAATTGTTAACAGTTCCAGATGCTATAGTACCTGAAACTACCTGTCCAGATCCAAGGGTCGCAGTCGAAATTACACCCGAAGCTAGGTGGTAATATCCAATTTGTCCAGAAGCGATGTTGCCTGAAACGACAAGACCAGAAGCAAGATATCCTGTAAATATACCACTGGCATTTATTGATGCCATAGTTGTGCCAGAGGCATTTTTCCATTCTTGTACTGTTACATTACCGGATAAAGTCGGTGTTACAAATATTCTGTTTGCATTTACAGCACCATAAGTTGTCGCTAAGCTTATTAATCCGCTGCTATTTACAGATAATATCGGAGATCCAGAAATACTTCCAACTTCAAGAATAATACCATCAAGAGCATCAGTCACAGTGAAAAGTTCACCGTTCACTCCTGTTGCTGTAATTACATTTGATCCACTGGTGCTTGATGTTATACCTAAAGTTTGGCCATCAAATGTAAGACTGGATTCAGCGTTTGCTTTGTTTGTCCCAGAAGCCAAACTTGTAAGAATTCTATTGTTTGAAGTATTTTCAACATTAAACAAGACACCTGAAGCAATATGATATTGGCCAATTTGTCCAGAAGCTATGCTGCCCGACACCACGGAATTATTTCCAAGGTAGCCAGATGTTATTTCTCCCGAAGAAAGTTTTAATTCATCAAATAAACCGCTTGCAAGATGGGAAGCTCCTATTTGTCCTGAACCTATTGTTCCTGACAAAACAGATGAGTCTCCAAGAAAACCACTTGTTACAAATCCTGATTGTTGATGCAAATAAAGTGCATCTGCTCTTGGTTTGCTTAGACCACCATTATGACCTGTTTGGCTATTAAACATATTCAAACACCAACATATGATATTGTTTGTGAGGCTGCATCAGAAATAACAAAAATTCTATTTGTATTGTCTACTGGCAATGACACGCTTTCTCCCGCTCCTAATTCAAATCCCGTCAATGTGGTCACACCTGTCAGACCGACATAGACTGTGCCTGAATTTCCATTATTTGCTTTCACAGTTACTGACATAAAAACGGGGTTATTAGGAAGCTGAACTTGGGATGTGCCTACAGTGGTTTGTCCTGCTACAAAATTGCTTCGTCCAATTTGTTGATCAGATGCAACAACAACTGGTCTGCTATTTGCGCTAGTTTGCAAGCCCTGCGCTGCGTCTCTGACTACTAAGGCTATAGCAGACGAGGATGGCAATGATGTTGTCAGAGCTACAGCCTGTGAATCAGCATCTGTAACTTGTATTGGCATTGCAGTTTGTATTCTTGTCAAATCTGACATCAGTCCACCTTACTGTATTGGCTTCTATTGCTTAAAATATATATCAATAAAATACAATATGTTCTAAATTTGATTATTTTAAATTTTAATCTAAAATGAAAGTAACAAATAAATGGGGAAAAAGATATGCAAAAACTTTATATTAATGGCGAAAATATAATTATTGACTCAACTTATACTCTAAGATGGGTTGAAAATGTTGATAAACCTGCTATTCCAGTGCTGTATAAAAATGGCAAACGAGTTGTTAAAACTTGGAATTTAGTCCTTAATTATATTTCACCCGAAGATCCATACGGTGAAAATGCGAATACTAATTAACATCAGTCATAAACTTCTCCTGTTGCCACGTCAATATGTTTGCACCGGATGCTTGTATCAACAATTAGGCTATATCCAGCATCACGAGCTTTTTGACTGAAGAAACTATCTTGTGTTAAATTATCTGTAGTTGCAAAATAAGGAAATTCAGTAGCAAGGAAAACAGACATAGGAAACAAGGTACATCCCATCGGAATGGTATAAACTTCGTGCATTTGACCATCCGCTGGTAATGCTTGGCGCTTACCATCAATCAAAATAATTGGTGTGCCTTCTTTGCTGGCGGTCTTCTTTGGATACCAACCACCTAATATTATTTTCTTATTTTGTGAATTTCTAAAGTGACTCATCAATTTTACAAAAGCATCTGATGGAGGAAACGTGTCATCCTCAACGCTAAGCATAAAATCTGCTTTGTCTTTTAATGCAGTCATCACTGCATCGTTATAAGCATCGTGTACATTTCTTCCATAAACATTATAATATTTGACTTGTACTCCAGACGGAATTTCCAACTTTTCTAAAACTGGCAAACTCGAAGCTTTTTCTCGTGTAGGTACTACAATCAAGCATTTTATATCACCAACTTCAAGATATTTTTTTTCAACTTCTCTTACATGATCTAGTTCTGGCACTCCTGCCATTCCAATCTGTCTTAAAGCCTCATGGTTGCCTGCACCTATCCGACCAGTAGATTGTACATCTTGATAAGCCTGTCTTTGTAGACGAAGCTTCCAATACTGTTCTTGATTTGCATCAAGCTCGTTCCTTGAATATTTCTTTGGAAATGATTGCCAGATATTATACAGGCATTCAAATTCACGCAAAGCACCGAGCATAGCCCTGTCTTGTTCTTCAAGGTCGATTTTTATAATATCGGCTTCAATCTGATCTAGTTCGTTGTGTTTGGCCTCTAGTTCGGCAATTTTGATTTCAAGTTTTCTTTTGTTTAGTTTTGCTCTTCTTATATTATCATACTTAATCTGCATCTCTAATACACACTGAGCATATCTTTGTTCATCAGTATCGTGCTGCCCAACTACGAACTTATTTAAAACATATCCAGTTCTGGGTTGCTGTATTTCAAGAAAAGCTCCTTCTAATTCCTGAATAGACTTCAGAACATTATCAATTCTTTCATCAATTGGGGCAAGATCATTCATAGTTGTACCTCTTAATATCATTATAGTTAATTTTTAACTATAACACTAAATAATTCATATGCATAATCAAGATAACCCTTTGGAAAATGTCAAAGAAATTTTGGAAGTTTCTGCAGAAGATTTAGCAAAAATATTCCAAGAATATTTTTCAACTAAACACCAACTGTTAGACGAATCTATTCAGTCAACAAGATATGCTGTAAATGTTGATTATAGAACAACCATGGATGAAATCAAATTTGGATTTGCTAAAATAGCCCTTGGCTATGTGAGTGCAGCCTTAAAAAAATTAGGATTTCATATTAAGCTTGTTTTTACAGAAAAACCTTTGCGCATAATTGTCTCATCAAGAAACTGGGATGATAATGAATGGGTTGGCATGATCTCTTATAATTCAACCTTGGGTGCATTTATATTATCAAAAGGATATTATAATAGAAGCAAAAAGACCGTGACTGTTATGCGTTCCACAACTATTGATGGCTCTGTAAATGCGTCAAATATGGCAGAGAAACTAAAAAGTACTATGGATTCATTAGAACATGAGCCTATTAGAAAAACACCAAAAATAGAAATTAATCTTAAGCGTGGACCAAAGTCGTGATTAAAAATCAAGGTGCTGGTTTTTTGTTTTATACTTCAGACAGTGTGCTTTTACTTTTGAAAGCAAAAAATTTACTATGGGAAATACCCGGTGGCAAGAAAAAACAAAACGAAAAACATATTGAGGCCGCTAAAAGAGAAACAAAAGAAGAAATAGGCAAACTTCCCAAACACACAAGGACAGGATTTCAGTTAATTGAAACAGATAAACACGAATTTAAAATATATTTTGGCAAGGTACTAAAAAAGTTTTCTTGTAAAATTTCCGATGAACACCTTAAATGGAAGTGGATAAAAATTGATAAATTAAAAGAATACAAACTACATCCCAAAGTAGAAAAAGCCGTGCAGTTTATAAAAAATACACTGCACGGCCCGAAAAAAAGTGGAGATTGGTTTTCTTCTTTTTAACCTTTAATAATTTCAATGCCTTCCATAGGATTTTCAGTGAGCAGAACATCCTCGGAGTTTTTATTTTGGTTGTTATCATTCATAACCTGTTTGGGTGTGCTTTTTGCAACATTTTCCGTTTTTCCCTCTCGGGTAAAAGTCTCTGGTTGATCTAAAATAAGTTTTTCCATATTTTCTCCTGTTGACTCATTTACTGGCTTATAAGGCGGGTGAACAGTTTGGACCAATCGCATATCTCCAGTTTTCACAAAAGCCATAAAATACTCATCGCCTTTAAATGTACCACCGGGTGGAATCAATTTTTTACCACAAATTGATTTCTTGGGCAGAGCCAAATCACTACGCCGATGATTTTGGAATATATAGTAGATTTCGTTCGCATAATCTTGTTCAGTTTTTTGTAATTCTTTGATTCGGGCTTGAACTTCAGCAGTCTTTTCTTTGTTGTGCATAATATTGCCTTGTGCTTGAGACACTCTTATTATAGTCATACAGTTAGTTTTTCAGAAAGGACAGTTTGCTATGCCTGCACATTGGTATGACGTTTACCCCAGAAATACTAAAGAGGGGGATGAGGAAGAAAAAATCTTTACCAGCTTAGCAAGACATGCTACTTGGGCGTGGAGAAGTGTAAGTGCTATTGCTAAAGAAACAGGCATAGATAAAGAAAGAGTCGAAGAAGTGCTGTATAAGTATTTCAAGAAAAATATGGTCTTTCAAAATCCAAAAAATGAAGACCAATGGGGCTATTGGTCTAGAGTCCCTGAAATGTTGAATAAGCCAAACAAAAAATCTATTAGGCAAGAAGATGTGGATAAAAGATTGAACTTGGCAGTTTCTCAACCGCCAAGTTCAAAAGACGAAAGTAATACCGACTTAAATTAAGCGTCGAGAGCAGTATCAGGACCAATGCCTTTGTGATCGACTTTGTTGTCGTCAACTTTGGCACCCATTTTCTGCAAAGCATCTGCCGCTACTGGCATAAAGTAGTTAGAAGGATAGTGCGCTCTAACATAACCGTCTGGATAAGCCCAGCTAGCAATGCCTGCTCTGGCGGTTTTTTCAACTAAAGGAAGTTCTAGTTCGTTGCTCTCAGCCCATTGTTTGAATGATTTCATGTGACCTCTTTTGTTTCAAATAAATGAAAACATTTCTATAATCTATATAGTTGCCTGATTTAAATTATTGTTATGTTCGCAAAATATGATTTAATTAAAGAACAAGGAATAGTCGAAAGTACAGAAGTTTTGCATATATGTAAAATATGCAAAACTCTTTTTACAACAAGTTTGTTGCAAAAAGAAAGTAATATATGTACTTGTTGTGTAAAAAGAAACAATATTCCATTTTTTCTTTTTTCATTGAAATCAATTATTTACAAAAAAATTGATGACCTCAAACAAAAAAAATCATGGTATTTTTTTCAAAATCTTGAAAAAAAGTTAGTGAATTTGACAGAACAGAATGAAGCTTTTGAATATTGTTTTCATAATTTGTTTTGGTATATACAAAAAAACACAACTTGTATTGATGGAATTGTAGAAACCATACAAAATATTGAATTTACGTTTATAGAATTTTATAAAATTGAAAACTATAGTTTATTAGATGCTCAAGATATAAAAAATCAATTGTATGGAAAAAAAACGTTTTTATACACAAATTTTTGCAAATCTTATTTTGACGTAAATTCTTCGCCTACCTTGCATTCCGTTATTAATAGAAAATTGTTGCAGAAAAAACTTGATACAAATTTGTCTTTCTTTGTTTTTGAATGATAAAATTAGCTGGTTAGTTTTTTCACAAGGAGAATAAACATGGCTAAGAGCAATCCACTTCGTTTTGACGTGACCGCAAAGACTGTTAATGGTAACACCTTCTATGAAGCTGTGGCTAATATCCCCGGCTTCAGCAATGCAAATGTTACCAAGATTGAAGACGGTACTAATCGCTTTAGCACCCGTTCAGCAATCACTTCAGCTTGTAATAATCGAGCCTCCTCGCTTGGTATGACAGCAGTGATTCGTTATGCGGGTGAGCAGATGACCACGCCTGCTGGCAGCACCACGACTGCTGCTCGTGCAGTTAAGAAGACTGCCCGAACTCGTACCGCAGCAGCAAAGCGCTGAAAAATTCTAAATTTTTAAATTAAGAGCGGTTCAAATACCGCTCTTAATTTTTTTATGTAATTCTGATATCACCTGCATATATGTTTTGGAAGTAGTTTTACGTACAATTTTTATTGATTCATACCAGTCCGAATTTTTGCGCTTACGTCCCCATCTAAAATCAGGATATTCACTCACAATAACATAGCTTGGCACACCAATGCTCCCTGCTATATGAACCGGAAATGTATCAACGCTTACGAAAACATCTATTTTGTTCATAGCCAAGGCGGTGTCCCATGCATCGGTCAATTCTGGTGCAAGATCAATAATTTTGTAATCTTCAAACCCTGTTGAATAATCATAAATTTTTTGATCATAAGCATATTTTCTTGGCCTTCTATCTTTCTGAAAACTGTAAATTTCTAAATCCTTGTCCTCTAAAAATGATTCATACCATCGTAAATGAGTCGATCTGGTTGCATCCATGGGATGATATGGAGATCCAGCCCAGCAAAGTCCAACTCGTAATTTATCAGATTTACATGGTTGGTGTTTTAATGGTGAGTCGATTTTTGGTATTTTTTGTATTCCTAAATGATACGGAAGACTCATTATGCTGATAACATGCGAAGATGAATCATCAAACTTTTCTATGACTCTAAGACCCATAGATTCGGCAAATTTTTGTATTGGTTTCGGTGCAAAATAAGTACTGTTCGGAGCAATTTTTTGAAAATTTGCAACAAATCTTAAAAACATTAGATTGTCACCGAGACCTTGCTCAGGTATGATGCAAATCTTTTCCTCATAATACTTCTGTTTTATTTGATATACCGGTTTTCCAAATTTTTGAATCATAGTTGCTAATTGACCATTTTTTTTGTATCTGCTTTCATAATATGGCCATGCTTTTTTATATAATTGCATATTCATAAGCAAGTAAAAGTAATCAACATGTGTGTTTGGATCTGTAGGATCTAATTCCAAAACTTTTTCAAATTGTGCTTTAGATTTTTCAAGTTTCCCTGACTCAGCTAACATGGCAGCCTTATTGAAATTGAAAAGCAAATTTTTACTGTCTAGTTTAAGAGCATCTTCCAGTAGATTGTATGCTTTACTATTCTGTTTGAGCATTTTACTTATAATTGCATAATTACCAACAATTGGTGCGCTGTCTGGTTTCAATTTATACGCTTTTTTTGCGTATTTATAAGCTAATTTTTTATTACCGCTTGCCCTTTCAATCAAAGCCATATTGTTTAAATCTTCTGCTAAATTATATTTTTTTATATTGTCTTTACATAAAAGCCTAGCTTCTTCATACTTTCTTAAGTGCATTTTTGCCATGGTCGCATATTGTTGAACTTTCCAGCTTTTATGCACTTTTAGATATTGGTCTGCAAGAATTTCGACACTTTGGAAATCTTTTTTGAGAGCAAATTCTTTAATTTGTTCTAATGCCTTTTTGCATAAATCTTCAATATCAATACTTTCGTTGGTGTCCATAAGTCCTCATATTTTGTTTTAATTAATTTAGTTTAAATCTTGCATTAAGTTTCGTAATCATGTATTTTATGTAAAGGAGGACATCATGCAAGAAGACATCAAGAAATTAGTTGACTTCAACAAACTTCGCAAATCAAATGACTTGGGGAAAAAGTGGGCCGATAGACTTGATATAGGTGTTAATTTTTATCTTCAGTACATGATTGATCTGAAGAAAAATTATGAAAAGTACAAAAATAAACTTGAGCATAAATTTAGATCTCAATTTTCCAAAGACTATAGGAAAATGTGGTATGCTTTAGAAGTAGAAGATGTATTAATAAGACAGTATGAGCCTTGTATTTACAAAATTGCACTTAAATTCTGTAAAGATGAATCAAAAATGGATGAGTATATTAGTTTGGGTATGAGAACAGTACGTCAAAGTGTATGGCAGTATAGAACTCATAAGTTCAAAGCAAGCTTTTTTACTTTTGTGTACAATGGATTATTTCAAAGACTTCGTGGTTTTAGATCAAAACAGCTGAAGGTTTTGAAAGGAAGAAAGAAATTTGTCGTATTTAATGAAGCAGATCTGAAATCAGGTGATGGTAAAAATGTTTTTAATTTGGAAAATCGTCCTGAAAAAGAAAAACCACACGTATTTGAAGATGAAAAAATTTGGTATGAAAATATGATTAAAACTGTAATTGATGGATCTGTTTTATCAAGTGAAGAAAAAGTATTGATAAATATGTATATGCAAAGAAACGATGAGCACCCTGATTGGTGTCAAAAATTTCGTAATTTGTATCCCAAACAAGATGGCAAAATCATGTCTAGACAAGGTGTTCACAATAAACTACGTGAAATACAAAAAAAAATGTGGATTACATACAGAAGAGTTCAGATAAAAAATATTAAGTCTGGTGTAAGATTTGCAATTTAGCAGTAAAATACTAGATAATTTATACCACAGATGAGGTGAACTATGGCTTGTGCTTGCGGTAAAAATAACAGAAATTTGCAGCCTCGCAGAGGTCCTAATCCCATGGCGATGGCTCCGAACACAAATTCAAATTTACAACCTTCATCAAACAAAACAGTTGTACCACTGGCTGCGGAAAGAGCCACGGCTCTAGGACTTAATGCTGCTAAAAACGAAGAATATATGAGCGCAAATAGACTTCGAGTCGAAAAACTTCGAAGAGAAGCCATACAAAAGGCTTTGGGTAAACAATTTCTTTAAAATTTAAGCGGCACCATAAATACATACATTATTATTAGGAGACATCCATGATTAGCTATGAACAGTGGAAGAAACTAAATGAAACCTTAATGCCTATGACTCTAGGTTTAAAGAACACTCAAATTCTGGGTATTAGAGGAGCACAGCTAAGTGAAGATGGCTGTTCTATGGAAACAGAAGAAGAACATGATAAAATGCATGCTTCAGAAATGTCCGACGAAGGCGATATGGAATCCGACGAAGATGATATGGAATCTGATGAGGACGACATGGAATCCGACGAAGGCGATATGGAATCCGACGAAGATGACATGGAATCTGATGAGGACGATATGGAATCTGATGAGGACGACATGGAATCCGACGAAGATGAAATGGAATCCGACGAAGACGATATGGAATCTGATGAGGACGACATGGAATCCGACGAAGATGACATGGAATCCGACGAAGATGACATGGAATCCGATGAGGAAGACATGGAATCCGACGAGGAGGACATGGAATCTGATGAGGACGACATGGAGTCCGATGAGGAACACATGGAATCCGATGTGGAAGACATGAAAAAGAATAAAAATGGATTCGAGGAAAGTATCGTAGGCATGATGGCTATGGAGCAGACTTACAGAAAAATTAACTAAGTAGTTTTTAGGCCCTATTTTGACCGAGCAAAACATATTGATTTTGCTCGGTTTTTCATTTAGTATGCCTTTATGAATAATTCAAAAGTTTTTAGTTATTATTTTAATCTTGGGTATCAAGTAATTCCTATTCATTATCAAACCAAAGTTCCAATATTTAAATCTTGGAATAAAAATTATGATTCTGCAAAGCTTGAGGAATTTGTAGCAAAATCGACAGTGCCTTTGAATTTTGGAATATTGTTGGGAGAAATTGTTGATATTGAGGGAGATTGTGAAAAGAGCAATCGAGAAATTGATGAATTGCTTGTAGAAATTCCACATCCTGTATTTCAGAGTAGAAAATCAAAACATCATCTTTTTAGGAGCCGTGTAAAAAACCTTACACGTATTGTCAAAAATGGCATAGAATTTAGAGGTTATAAGCATCAATCTATTATACCGCCTAGTTGTCATGAAAATGGAACAAAGTATGAATGGATTACAGATGTTTTTAAATTTGAGGAAATACCTTTTTTGCCAACTAATATACACAATTATCTAAACACTTTAATAAATCAAGACAAGCCACAAGTGAATAAAAAAGAACTTAAGCCACATCATCTTAGTGTGTCGTGTGCATCATGTTTAGACAAATTTTATTTGCATCAAGTAAGATTCGAAAAAGAATTACGAGCTTTTAAAAATACTGGAAGTCGGTGGTTATGCAGGAAATGCCGCCCTACAGATCTGCGAGATACAATACGAAATTTTAATGCCAAGTGTGGAAGAAAGGTGAACACGCAGTGAAAAATTCTTTTTCAAATTTAACAAGCAAAGAATCAGGCATAAAATTTGATATAAATTTATAGTATTTTTTTGCTATATTTATATCACATTCATTTATTGCTTTTCTTACCTCTTGATAGTCATATCCAAAACAATCATACGAATTTTTATTATAAGAGCCTGTTTTGCTCTCTTTGGTAGACCAAAACTTTTTGTGTAGTCCTTCTTCCATAAAATTATTTACAAATTCTACCATATCAAATACAAGTGAGCATGTCTCTGGAGATCTTATCCAAAAGGACGATAGAGTCCTGTATTCTATTCCATACTGTTTTGACCTAAAACATCCTGCTTGACCATAAATTTTACGTCTTTTGTATTCATCTACAGAATTTGCAAGCATGACAAATGGAAGAGCAATGAAGAGATCAAGCATATACACATAAATAGGTTTTAGAAAAGGATCACAGACGACTTCATCAGAAAAACCCCCTATATGAATGTGTCCACCGCTACTTCTTTGACCATATTTCTTGAATGCATTAAGTGGTACTTTGTTGTAAGAAAACGTATATGCGTTAAGATCTGCTTCGCATCCAACTTGGTTTACGTTCTTTCCGGCCATAGACTTTGGATCGATCTCTCCGTATGCCTGTAAAGATATTTTATATGGATCTATTTTGCCACAGAAAAAAGCCATGGCCTCTGCAATTGCACTTGAAAATTCACGTGCGTTTTTTGCAGGTTTGAAATTTAATTCAGCTAAAATGTTATCGTAAAAAAAAGAGAAATTTTTTTCTTTTAAAGGCTTCTTTTTGCAATAAGGCAAAATGCTTATAGCATTAACTATTTCATACTTATCATTTACTAGGAAAAACTCTGGGTCTGCGCCTAACAGCATACAACGCCTTTCCAAAAATGTTATATTATTATTCTATTAGATTTAATTGCAAAAACAAATTAATAGATAAAATATTATGATACAACCAACGGATATTGTTTTTACTTTTTCAAATGGCTCAAATGGGCCAAACAACTCAAATCCCAACCTTAGTCTAGGATCAACACCAAGTGCTGTTAATGTAGGGGTCAGTATTGAAAACCTTTTTGAAAGCCTATCAACAGAAGATGCCCAAAACGGCAGGATAGACTATAGATGCTTTTATGTTTTCAATGATTCTGCCTCAGAAAATCTTCCAAGTACAGCTGTATATTTTGACTCTCAACTTAACAGTACTGCTCAACTTAATGTAGGTGTTTCAGTGGCCAACGAACAACAGAAACTGACAGTAAGTGGGGTTCCAAGCGGTGGTTCTATAAAATTGACATATGATGGTGATGAGACATCAGCAATAAACTATGGGGGCTCCCCAGCACAATTTGCAACAAATATAGCAACGCAATTAAATGCGTTGGCTGCTCTAAGTGGAATTACTTGTGTCTCGACTGATTTTGGATCATATTCGGTGTACGATATAAACTTTACTGGAGATAGCGGAAATAGGTATCATCCTATTCTAAGTATTTCAAACAATTCCTTAAGTGGAAGCGTCACGCTTTCAATAGTAAAATCCGTTAACGGGAGTCCAATTAACACTGTTGCCCCATTAATTACTAATTCATTAAATGCGCCTGCTGGAATCAGTTTTCGAGATTCCGGCCCGAACGATAGAATTAATATAGGTTTGCTTGGACCCACTGAAGGATTTCCAATTTGGGTTCGCAGAATAGTACCAGCTGGTACATTTGCATCATCCTCTTCCGGTGCGACATTTAAAGTGTACGGAGTGCCGATTTGAAACGAATTATAGCAACTGTTTTGCCTCTTATTGTTTTCATTTCTTTAATATTTAATTTTATTTTATTTCACAAGCAAAAAAGTGATGAACAAGTATTATCTCCAAAAAAAACCGATGATGAAAACAAAAGAATAAAATTAGTCGCTGAAGATTTTATTGAAGAAAATAAAAAATATTTTGATATAAACTTTTATAAAGACTTGCATTTCAATTCAAAAGACAATAAATCTTTTTTAGAATTTAATCCGGTTGTAAAACAAACTATTAAATTGGCTTTTTTATGCGAACTTGAAAAAAGATTTACAAACAAATTTGAAAAAGAAACTTTGCCAGAAGATATAAAACACGAGCTACGAGAATTTTATTACAAAATAAATAAAGAAATTGACAAAGAAAAAAGAATTCTTTATGATGTATACCCCGACAAGATTTCTGTTATCGATAAGATGTATCTGGACCAACTAAAATGACGGAATGTCCTTTCAAAAAACATTGCAAGCACCCCAAGACAGAATCTCTTAAAATATTAGGTGCTGAGTCTAATTCTAAATTGATTCAAGTTTGTGCAAAATGCCCTTTGCTTTTGAGTGCAAACAAACTTAAAAAAACACAAACATGCTGTATGCACTGTAATATAACATTCGAAGAGATTGTAACAACACAAAAAGTAGGATGTCCTTATTGTTATTTATTTATAAAGGATTTAGATAAAGTTGTTCACGCTGCACAGAACAAAAATATCAAGCATAAAGGCAAAAAAAGCAAAAGTCTTTTACTTCATTTTTTCGAAGATATAATTAGCAGTTATATTAAAAACAATACTGAAACAGAACATGATTGCGAAAAATTAAAAAAGTATTTACAAGAATTATTCTGATTGCAAAAGAGCCAAAAATGATCTGATATCTTTTTTGAGTTTTTCGTTTTTAATCAGAGAAATTTGGTCTTTTATTCTTATGGCATCTTTTTTAATTTGCTCTGCCGTTCTGTATTGGACCCATTCTTCAAATTCGTTGGGGTTTATGATGCCCATTCCTTGCCAGAATCTTTTGCCCTGTTGATCTAATGTCAGATCTAAGTTCTTGATATCAACAGTCCTTGATTTTAATATTTCTCTGTATTCTTCAATTCCAATCTTGGCCGTAGGATCTATTTCTCTTCTTTGGGCAAGTACTAAGGCGGCAGTGCCCACTGCAAAAGGACAACTCATACTTGTTCCACTAAGGAATGCATACGAATTTGTTGGTACAGTGCTATAAATACGAACCCCCGGCGCTACGAAATCTAAATTAGGACCCGTACATGAAAAATCTGCACGCATACTATTTTCATCGACAGCGCCAATAGAAATACATTCAGTGTATGCAGCTGGGTACAGCAACTGTTTGTTAGATCCTGCATTTCCTGCTGCTACGAAGCATGTAACATTTTTGGAATTCGCATAATTAATTGCCTCTTTGAGTTTGTCCACAGGATTTCGAGTGCCCAGACTCATGGTAATTATGTCCGCTCCGTTATCTACAGCATGATATACTGCCTGAGCTACGTGATCTATAGATCCAGTGCCGAATGAATTTAAGACCTTTAGTGGCATGATTTTAGTTTTTGGCGCTATGCCAACCACGCCTTCTTGATTATGGCAAGCAGCTATTATGCCACTTACATGCGTGTTAGAAACAAAATGGCCATTTGCAATATAATTATGATAATCTTTTACAGTAAAATCATAAAACCATCCTGAATATTTTATTCTTTCTATGGACTTTACTTTGCGTGATTTCCTTTGTCCCTCTACTTTTCTTCGAGATCTTTCTTGTTTTTTTGGATGTGCAAGGTGTTTTGATATACAACTTGTGACTGCCGAAAAACGAATTTGATAAACAGGATGTTTGCTAGTTATTTTTCTTTTTCTATTATCGTAAATTGGCTTAGTAAAACATGCTGATAGTCCTATTGAATTTAGTAGTGATGTTAATTTTTGCGCAAAATCTAACGATGCCGTAGTAATTCTATTTGCGATGTTGTTTTTGGAAACGCATCCATCACCATCGATTACACCGGCTAAAAAAGCCTCGATAAGATTTCTAGGCGCTCTGCCAACCCAAGATGGCAAGGTCTGAATAAGACTTTTTCTGCCCATGGATACGCCGAGAGACAAAAGCAAATTAACTGCTTTGGAACCATAAACTAGTATTCTTTTGTCTTCTAACTTGTAAGACCAACCGTTTGTTTCACTTATGCGTGCAACTTTTTGTAAAATTTCTGAAGTACAAGAAGAAACTTCAAACCTGTTGGATCCTACCTGCATGTGTCCATCAGTCAATACTATTCCACAAAGATAAGATAAGTCTTCATTTATTTGAACTTCTTCTGAATAAGTATTCCAAATCATTTTTTGACATTTTTTGCATTTAGACGGTTTGTCACCGGTCCAATACTTAGGCCTATGAGCACAATTGCCGCAAACATATCTTTGTGGCATGATGACCGATATGTCATCATTTAGCTGTTGTCCATTACCATATATAAAAAAGTCTTCGGTCGTTACTTCATCTGCACGCTTTCTTATTACATCATACAAATTATGGTGTCTGTTTTTTAGCAAATAAACAGGATGCCATGGCGTTAATCGATATTCAATACCGCCTGCTAATGTTATTTTGACTATTTCCGTATCAATAAAAAGTTTTTGTATAGATTCTATTTCACTCTTTACTGTTTTTTGACTATTTGTGTCATAGGAAAATGTGCTTAAGTTTTTAGTCGGTTTTACAAAATATTTGCCATCATTATGATCGATCTGTTTTTCATCTTCTTCAATTGAATCATAAAGTTCTTCTATTGTTTGAATGCCATTTATATTTGTTTGAATCAAACAATCCGGGCTTACACACCCATGACAACCAGCGTCTGTGGGTGGCAAATTTGGTTCTACAAAATTTTTGCCATCAACTAAGTTAGGCGCTAAATCAATATGGGTTAAGTCACATCCAGAATCGATTACGGCTACTGTGACCCCTTCTCCCTGAGTCAATTTCCATACTTCATCAAGCTTAAAACTTGAAATATGCCATCCTATATATTGAGAAGAAGACTGTAGAGTAAAAATGTCCTCTTGGATGTATGGTAATAAAAAACACTGTTCATCTTGTGAGCTCATTACTTATTTATATGATAAAGGTATAAAAAAATGTCAAATGTATATACAGAGCTTAATGTTGGTTCGGGCGGTTCGAACATGGATGAAACTGGGATTACATATCCCGATGCGCCAGTTTTAAGACGCAGAACAAGGATAGTACTCGCAGGAAGTGGACTAAACGAACTAGTTGAAGTCAAAAATACAGCATTGTCAGCTGCTGAGTATGGTTTGATAACTAAAAATTTACCTTTTGTAGCAGCAGAACCAGTGACACAATATAATTTGGTAAGCTCAGTAGCTTATAATACGGAAACCACAATAGCCACTTATACGGTACCAGCTGGTAAAACACTTGCATTTACAGGCGCTATAGGTCATGGAGATTTACCAGCGGTATATAGGATTTATGTTGGAGCTACATGTAAGTTTTCATATCGGACAGTATCGTCTAGTCCATCCATTAATCAAATATTTGAAAATCCTCCTTTCACTGCAAGCGCAGCATCCGTGGTTACTATTAAGGCCACGCATTTTTTCAATGGGACTTCAGGAGAATTTGAAGCAACGATATTTGGATACACATATTGATGAATATTCAAGATTTCTCAGAGTGGTTTGACTCTTTAGATGATATAGAAATAATTGAAATCGTAGATAATAAGATTTTATTTGATTGTGTATCACAAGATCTAGTTGTTAAAATTACTAAAATATCAGAAAAAACAGAAAATACTCTCGCCTTGCACAGTCTTGGAGATAAAATTTGCATGTGTTTGCATGCTCAGAACCTTGAGAATTTTTATAAAGCATGGAATTTCGAATCTAAAAAAGGCATACCGGATCTTTCATGGGTGACTTGTAAACAAATGGCTGATGAATTAAAAAGCAGGTCTAATATAACTTTTGCTTTGCTTTGGATTGAAGAGAAGGGTTCTGAAAATATTTCTTTAGAGGCTAGCGGCAATCCCACTACCTTGTGTGGTCTTTTATCCAGAGGATTAAACATGGCCATACAATTTGCTGATAAAAATCTTCATTTTCATCAGAACGAAGATCAATAATAGAACCTTATTTTTCCTTTTTTATAATATATAAAACTATGGAAATGGATTTTTTTATTTTTACACCAAGAGGTACAAATGGGCGATATAAAAACTGGTCTGCCTATTTCAATTACAGACGCTAATTACAATGGTACGACAAATACGAGGAAAGCTTCTGTTTCAGCTACAGGGGCTCTTAAAGTTACAGTTGAAGAGTCGCTTTCCGGTGCAGTATGTGCATCAGGATCCTATGTCGGAGTTGCATCTGGTAACACTGAAATAGCTTGCCAATATACTGTGGGAGCATCTCAAACATTTAATTTAAAATCTATTGTAGCGTCTGCCAGCGCTGGCCCTTGCAAAGTAATTGTAGATTACACTGATGGTTCTGTTGTCGTTGACACTTTGGCCACAGGATTTTTCTCAAGTGTGAGTCCAACTGTCCAGATTAATTTTCCAGCTACTTTTGAACTACAAGCAAACTACGTTGTAAGAGTAAGAATCCGTAACAACGCCGTGGCTGCCCAAGATGTGTATGCATCTATTATGGGTCAAATCCAGTCGTAATCAATAAAGTTAGCCTAAATGCTAAACTTTTTTGATAAATAATCATACATGTTAATCACACAGTATATCCTGAATATTGATTTCCAAGCCTTAAAATATGTAGGTTCTGGTACGATATTGGTATACGGATCAGCACCATCAGCACAGATATTTTATGGTAATTATTCACAACAATTTTTTGTTGGTGAATATGTTTATGACCAGAACCATACAGTTTGGCAGATTACAAGTATAACTGGTGATGCTACTAATCCTGTTTATAATGCAACTGCGAATGGGGAAACAAAATCATTTAGCGGAAGTGAACTTACAAAATTTAACCAAGCGAGTCGGTATTTTAATAATCAGTATGATAATCAAATATTGTCATACGAAGAAACAATACAGAAAATAGATTCAATAGTTCCTCCACCTGATGTGTATAACACCGGAGAAATTCTATCTGATTTTTCAGTTGGTGAATTTGTTTATGATCAAAATCATAAAATATGGCAAATTGTAAGTATTGTAAAAGATGTTAACAGTATAGTGTATAATGTTGTATCGCAAAATCAAACAAATTCTTTTTCATATAACGAAATATTCAAACTAAATGAAGAATATAAATTTAATGATCAATATGATGCAAAAATAATTTCATTCGAAGAAACAATACAAAAAATAGATTCAATAACACCTCCTCCCGATGTATACAATGAAGGTAAAGTTATTCCTAAATTTCAGGTTGGAGAATATGTCATTGACATCACAAATATAATATGGATAGTTTTGAACATAGAGAACGATGTAACAAATATTTTTTACACTATTTACAACCAAAATGGAGCTAAGATTGTCGCAGAAAGTGACCTGTATAAACTTAACGAAGCATATAAAATCATGGGAGTCGTGTATGATCAACAAATTGAGGAATACCAGCTTTTGTTGAATCAAATCAATCAAAAAATAATAAATTTCTAGGAGTAAAATTATGCCATCATACGTAGGTTCTGGAACAATAGTAATAAATGGATGTACTGTTTACAACATGTTGAAAACACTTGTTTACAAGTATTTGCCCGGAGACGTGCTTTTTTTAAAATACAAAGCACAAAAAGGTAAGCTTGAAAAAATATGCATCAAAGAAGTAAAAATTGTTTCAAATTATGAAATTTACGGATCCACAGTTTTTATGTATAAGGATACACTTAATGCTCTTTATGGAGTTGATGATTTGGTTAACGAATATCAAGCATTACAGTTGGCAAAGTCTTATTACGAAAAGCAAATACTACTTACAGCGGCAGCAAAAAACTCTTGCAATGTAGTGCCGCAATTATATTAAAATTTGAGATATTATTTCTTCTGGCTTGGTTAATCGCATGCTAGGCCAAAAATCTTCATTTAGAAAAATATAATCAGATGGATCAACACCAAATGGTAACCAATCATTATTTGATCTATTTGGTATGACTTTTGTTGGTATGCCAGCCAAGCAAGTATATGTTTTTAGCCAAGTGTCTACAGATATGACCTCAGAAGCAGAATTTATAAGTTGTAAAAAGTCGTGAAATTTAAGTGGATTTATTTTTTGATTTTTTTCAACTAATTTATCTGCTGTGATCCAAAAATGATTTTCGTGATTTATTTTTGTATAAAAATTGTAATCCTTGTCAGCGCCAGTCGAGATTACATGATAATTATGTTTTAAATAATAATTTACAATTCCGGTGTATTCATCATCGCTAAGAAACTTCTGTTTGTGTTGAGACCTGAAGGATCCTGACGGGCTTATAAGCATGGTTTTTTTGGATTTAAACTCTTGTACAACACCTACGTCATTAAGCCATGAAGTCGATCTTACCATTCTATTCTTGTAGATTTCTGTATTTAAAGACCAGTCTGTAAAGTATAAGCCCTGCGCCAAATGAGCAGAGTTTTTTAATCGACCAGTGCCTTTAAGATAATCAACTACATGATTTGCTGTTTTTGACCCCATAATATTAGGATGGATATAAGAATGTACTTTAAAATGATTCAGAAAATGCTTGCCGAATTCAGCAGCATTGTTGTTTGCAAAAAAAATTAATTTGGCACTCACGTCCTTATAACATTCTGCAAGTACTAAAATTAAATCTCCGACACCACCGAAAACAACATAAATATTACCATGATTACCTGCAAAATGCTGGATTCTTTCAAGTATTGTTTGATCTTGCTTGTTTTGAATTCGACTTAATATAGGATTAGTTTTCGGCGTTGGAGGTCTTTTGTTATTGCATAATTTTGTTTTATTGCCGATTTGTTTGTTAAGATCAGCAATATTCATCGTCTTTCTAGTCAAAGAAGCCTGAATAATTTGTTTATGATTACCATCTTGCATTAAACAAAATCCTCGTAATCACTTGTTTTAACAAGTTTTCTTTTTTTAGATAATTTGTTTCCTATATTGTCTTTCTCTTCTTCCATGTATTTTTGTAAATATTTTTCAATTCGAGAGTACCAAGATGTAACTTTATGTTGCGGGACATTAAAAAGTTTTGCTAGAGCTTCAGGATTGTTCAACAAAGAAATAAAATTTTGCCAAAATTCTGGATTTGCAAGAAAACCTTGTCTAATTGCATCCACAGCCAAGGAATCCTCGATTTGTTTGGAGGATTCCTTGAATGCATGCATATTTTCAAAAAGTTTTCCGAAACTACTCATGTTATGACCAATCTATAGAAACAACTTCTAATGTATCAGTAGCCAAGCCCGAAGCAAAAGTATTCTTTATATAGTAGGCATTCAAACCATACGCAACAAAAGTATCGTTATTTTTCAAATTATTAAAATTACCACCAACTGTATATCCTTGTTGTTGGTTACCGTGAGCAATAGTAGGGAATGATGCGCTACGAGTTGTTATTTGGGAAGTAGACTCGGTTACAGTCTCATTGCCGACTAGTGTTGTGTTATAAGGGGGTAAATCGCTCGTTAAAGCTGGGTCTCTATTTGTTATATTTACTCTAAATGTAATTGCCGGTTTAGGATTTGCCATGTCAACCTCCATATTATTTATTAATTTTGTGACATCTTTTTTTTCTGAAATTACAGTCCGCTTTATCACCACTCATTTGCACATCTGCTTCTTTTTCAACTCTAGCGCTTTTCACTCTAGTCTGCAAATACACATCATTAGCATAATTAGTGTTTACAATCTGGCCATAATATGATTCTTTTAGCCATTCCGAAAATTTTATCATATTATATTTATGAAATATATTCGTTAATATTAAGATTTTTAGTCCAAATATATTTTGTTGATTCTTTTTTATAACCTAAATTTGAAAGACCCATTTGCTTAAGTTTTTTATATGGAATTTTTTCTTCACTTACAAATAAAACTACCGGACTTTCTTTGATTTGATTTATTATATCATGATACTTGTCATCAAAACTCGGAATTACTATTACGGTATCGGCATGATCAAAAGTACGTGCGGTTTTTGATAAATCTTCGGAAATCACAAAAACATTTTGAAGCCTTTGTGATAATAATTCTATTTTTTTAAGAAAAGACTTTAACTGTAATTGCGTTTTAATACGCATACTAATTAATCGTTTAAATATTGAGTTTAGATTTTCCTGATTATCATATATTTTTTGCAAAATGTTTTTGCGTGTGTACTGCGATGCGACAAACTTATAATTATCACGAACTTTTCTAAGAAAATCACCATAATCTGTGTCAGTTGCACAAATTACTTCCCTTGAATTTTGATTTCTCATGCCCAATATTAATGAGCTTCCGTCAGAAAATTCTAAGTAATCAGAAGAGCTTAAAATGTTATGCAGAATTTTCTCTAGGCTTTTATTTGCTTGAAAATTTTTATAATCTTTACTAGAAAAAACTTTAATCATACTTCCTCTGGATCATGTATGGTTTTTTGACACTTTTCACAAGTTACTTTATATTCTCCAAAGCCACGTGTTGACCCTTGCCAAAAATACGCACCTTCAAGATCTAAAGTATCCATGCATTCAGTACAAAAACATTGCATCTTCCTGACATCCTCTGGTATCTCCATGTCTAAATAAAAATAACAATCTAATGATGGCATAGATATAATAAAGTTAATGAACGTTTATTTGTTTATGAAAAAAATATTCATCGCAATTCTACTTTTTTGTGCAATTATTTTTTGTAATGCACAATCTGAATCCGAATATCAAACTTTTGTCGAAAAATGTTTAAAACCAACTGTTTTGATTGGCAGCAATGATGATAGCATCACCGGCACAGGTGTTATTGTTAAATCAGAAAAACTAAAATATGTTGATGCTTATTTTAACGTTATATTTTCCTGTGATCATATTTTGAAATCAAATAAACAAAATATAAAAATATCTGAGTTTGATAAAAATGGCATTTTTGTTAAGTATACAAATGCCAAAGCTGTGGTATTCTATAAGGATAGAGATGACGATTTAAGTATATTGTTTTTTACATCAGATAATATTATGCCAACAGCAGACCTGTCTTTTAACTATAATCCAAAATTAAAAGATTTTGTATTTTCTATTGGACATGGTATGGGAGATCATTCCCGCTATACTGATGGTGTAATTACTGGTGCACTAAAAACAAAAGAAGACTTTACCGATTATAAAACATCAATACCTATTATTTTCGGAGATTCCGGAGGACCTCTATTTTACAAAAACAAATTAATTGGTATCACAAATAGCATCAGATCGCTGAAGGTAACAGAAAATGTTAAAGTTCCTGTCTATAACATATCGACATTTAAATCATTAAATCTTTTTAATAAAATTTTAAACACGACTAGTCTTAGCGATAAAGATTTTAAGAATTTAAATATACCTGAAATTCTTGGTGTTGATTTGTGGTTAAAATATCAAAAAAACATACTTGATAATTAAATGTATCCAATCCTTGTAGCTTGCAATATTTCTTGCATAGTAACTTTGCGCCCTACCAAATCGCTGACTGCGTTTGTAAAATGCTCAGCAATGTCTCTCTTTATTGCATTTTGATACTTATCACCCATTTTTCTAGCTTCCATATACGATGAAATATCAATAGACCAATCTAATAATTGATTATCAATCCATATTTCTTTTTCCACGCTTCCATTCCCATGCACACGAACCCGAGTTTCAAATTTCTTTTTGCCAAATGGAATTTCTTCGTTTGTTGAAATTATGTTTTCAAAATTGTCATGTTCTTGCATATTTCTTCTCTCGAATCTTTTAAAGCCATAGCTATTACTTGATCCATATTTAAATAAGTATACCTTCCTAATCTTCCTCCGATTATGTAATTATTTAAATTTTCACTTTCATTTTTGTATTTTTCATAAACCTTCTTGTTTTTATCACATGGCAAAGGATAAAACGGTATTTGGTTTATGTCATAATCTACTGGATATTCATACGTTACGACAGTTTTATCTTGGCTCGATTTCTCAAAATATTTGTGCTCAACAATTCTCGTATATGGCACAGACGTTTCTGTATAATTAATAATCGAATTACCAAGAAATGTCTTATTAAATGTTTTTTCCTCAAATCTTAAACTACGATATCCTAAAATGCCGAACTTGTAATCAAAAAGCTCATCAAGTTTTCCACTGTAAATAATTTTGTAAAAAGATTTTTCAAATTCTTTTTTATTTTCAAAAAAGTCTGTTTTTAATATGATTGTTATATTTTCATGATCTAAAATATTTTCGAAAAAATTTGTGTATCCTTTTTTTGGTATTCCTTGGTAAATGTCAGTGAAATAATCATCATTGAAATCAAAACGAATTGGGATTCTCTTTGCGACAGATACATCAAGTTTTTCCGGTGGTATATTCCACTGTTTTATTGTGTATCCTTCGTAAAAAATATTATAAATTTCTTGACCAAGATTTTTTAAAATATATGATTTAAAATTTTTTTTATTGGTTTTTACTTTTACTTTATTTAAAATTGCTTTAGCTTCTTTTTCATTCACCACACCATATATCTGATTCAAAGTAAACAAATTTACTGGGAATGAATAAAAAGTGTCTTTATAATTGACTTTTACTTTAAGTTTAAAATCATTGAATTCCGCAAACCTATTTACGAAAAGCCATACTTCAGTCGAATTCGTATGAAAACAATGCGGCCCGTATTTGTGTATGTTAATATTGTGTTTTTTTTGACTGTAACAGTTACCAGCTATATGATTTCTTTTGTCAATTATAGAAACTTTATGACCCGCTTCTGCAAGTTGTCTTGCAAATACAGATCCGTATAACCCACATCCAACTATAAGGTAATTTCTCATATAACAAAAATTGCCTGCCTACATTATGTAGGCAGGCAATTAAATTATAATCAATTAAACATTATAGACCAAAGTTTGCAACTTTAACAACTGCATACCCAACAACATCAGAGCCAGTACCGGCTAGAGTTAGGGTGCAAACGTTGCTAGAAATAGCAAGAGTGCCACTGACGGCGGTGCCATCGGTCTGGTTGCTGACCAATAGAATGAAGTCAGAAGTGCTTCCTGTTAGAGGGAAGACAACAGATGCTGCACCGCTGGATAGGGTGGCAGAGCCAGCCTTAGCGATGTATGGTCCAATTAGATGGCTCACGCCAAGTGTCTGACGCTCTGGTGCGCCCTTTGTTGCGCCTTCAGCTGATCCGGCTCCAACGCCGGTTACGGATGTAGCTCCCATATTAAATACCTCCTTTAAGGTTATAATTAGTTAAGCGTCTGTGTCTTTAAATTATATACATTTGGTATAATTTAATAAAGAAAATTGTAATATATATATTTATTATGTTAGATGAATGGCAATATGATGGAAAGAAATTAAGAAAAATAGACTTAACGAATCGTGAAAAACAATTCGTTCTTGGCAGTCTTTTGGGCAACGGTAGCATAATTTTTCCTAAAAAATCACTGAGTCCACACCTACAACTTCGTGAAAGCATTAGCAAAGGAGGCACATGGCTTAGATGCAAAGCAGAAGAACTAAAAAGATTCAGCCGTCAAAAAGCATTTATCCGTGATCAGGATAGCTTCCGATGGAATTCCATTACAAATCCTTGTTGGGAGTACTTTTTCGATATCTGCTACAAAAATCGTAAAAAAGATGTAACCATGAACTGGTTAGATCTACTTCAAGACATAGGCCTTGCTGTTTGGTTTTTAGACAAAGGACATATATTTCAAAAAAGCTGCCACATACGTGTTAGTAGAATGAACGAATCTTCCATGAAAAATTTTATAGAATATTTTAGAATTATAGAAATACCATGTACATTAAAAAAATATGGAGGCAGCACAGTACTACATTTTGATCAAGAAGAAATGGTTCGTTTAATACGACTTATCGGTCCATGCTTTCCAAATTATCTCAAGTCTTAAGGAACCTTACGTGCATAATTTAAATAAAACGGCTTAGAATTTTTCCATGCTATAATACCCAGTTGCTCGTGATGCTGACCTTTGTAGTCCAAATCATGCCAACGTGTTATAAGCTCTGCTTTTGGTATATAACCACGAGTACAGTTTAACCAAGGATCTTCAAAAATTATGTTTTTTTTGTCATATCCAATTGCAACTAAATAATGACCATTACCGTTATTTTTGTAGTTTTTAGGAGACCCATAAGCTTGTAATACTAAAATTACAGGTCTTCTTTTTTGCAATTCTTGACATAATGATCTTATTCCCATATTGTAAACCATCTTGCAACTTATTCCCACTTCCTTGAAATATGTCACCATTTTGTTTGGTGGTGTACCATATGTTTCATCTGTCTCTAAGTAAGCAAAATAATCATAATGAGATTCTAATCCTAATCCGTAATACGCACATATTGAATGTACAGCCGCTGCTCCACAACTAAAATGTGTTTTTTGTTGAACTTCAGGAAGCCAAACCTTTATTGCATCTGGATTGATCTTCTTGTTGTTTGGCCTTTTATTGTTATTGTAAGCCATGATATATTTACAAGAGTAAGTCGTTAAAACTCCTCAAAATTTAAATATTAGTCGATATATTATGTTATTATTTGCCAGCGCCTGCAGATGTCGCAGCCATTTGTGCCATAGCAGGACTTGCACCACCACCTGCGCCTCCTCCACCTCCCGATCCGACGATAGGACCAGTAGTTACAGGAGGAGGGCAAGCATATCCAGAACAACCATCGGGCTTTACTACGGGGCAGTCTCCGGGACCACCACGACATCCCTTATTGCCTCTGTAATTTACTTTTTTGTTGTCAGCAGCGCCGGATGGCGTGGGCTGCCCGGGACCCGTGCCCTGCGTGCCCATCAATTGCGTGCTTTCCTCGTTCATATAAAGCCATGCGGCAAAATTAAAATGCATGAAATATATATTGTACTATGAAAACTTTCCAAGAATGGCTCTTTGAAATGGCAGGAACTGATGCAATAGTATCTTGCAAAGATCTTGACAATCCCAATTTTCAGATTCAAGGAAGCCTATCAAATCTAAATTGCAAAAATAAGAAAACGCAAAAAATACCATATACAACAGATCCTGTAAAAACTAAGGCTGCGGCTTCTGCATAATTTTATTTGGTGGCAAAAGATATGCTCTAAAATCTGCATCCCGAGTCAAACTTCCTTCCCCTTCCCCAGTCACTTCTTGGCCGTCCATGGGCTTGCGTGACAAAACTACATATCCACCCTTTTTTATTTGCTCCATAGCATTCTCAAGACCCTGATGTGCTTCTTTAGAATATGGCATTTTAAACATTCTCGCTGTATCATCGGGTTTGTAAAAAACAAAATCATACCAAGAATGTGTAAACAAATCATACTCTCCATGAGCCTCACCAATCACATACAAAGATTTTGGCTCATTAGAAATGAAAGACATAAGTCGCATTTGCATGGGAAGATGCTCATCTGCTGGCCATCCCATATATGAACGAACCCCAAACCATAAAATTATTACAAAAAATGTCGTGATGTTTATTAACCACATCTTCGCAGTTAACCAACCTTTTACACCAATTACAATCCACAATAAAACACTTGATAAGAGTAAAAACAAAATAGGAAACAACAATGTGTTCATTGCTCACCCTTTTTTTTAATTAACTTCTTTTGAGGACCGTCTGTCACATAATTCACATCCCCATTTTTATCCACACCAAATCTAAAAACCGTTAATTCTTGTCCTATAGTAGCTAATTTTATTTCTTTGCTAGCTATTAATTTGTAAGGATTCATTTTTTCAATTCTTATGCTAACGGGCGTTGGCTCTGCACCAGTTCTTTTTGAATATAAATGAGAATTTACAATATACTCTCCCGGTACTATGCCTCTAATGCTCACTACCTCACGATTCTCCTTGTAATCAATTTTCTTGCCATTAGGCAAAGTAATAGTGTCGTTTTTATTACCCAGATCATCTCTGTCTAAATGCATTAACCCATCTTCTCGTCTATTAAAAGATGTTATATTATTCAGCGGATCAACAACATAAATGTCTATGTCATCATCCCACTGATACGGCCATGTAGATGTTATTAAAAATTCAACGTTCTTCACGGTCGGCTTGGATTCAGTTTTCTCACTTATTAACAATAAAGCTAACATAAAAAATCCAACAAAAGCCAATAATGTATTAAATAACAAATCTAAAAATGCAGTTGAAGACCCGTAGTTTTTACTTCTTTTCATTATCTTCCTTCAACTTTTGTATTTCATTTTCCATATCAAAAGCTTGCAATTTAAGTATATTGCCAAAAATTAAACCAACAAGTGTTGTGTACAAAGCTGTAGACATGCCATAACTCATACCAACAATCAAAGATTGAATCCCACTTGAGTCCCCCGGACTTAATGAAGAAAAACCAGCCAACATTTGGATAAAACCAACCACAGTACCAATCATTCCTAAACTTAAACAGATTTCTGAAAAAAACCAACTTAGCTCAATTTTTCTTTCCAAATCTTTGGTGTCTTTTATGCTCGATGCCAGCTTACCATTATAACACGAAATTGTAACAAATATTGCCATAATTACAAAACACAAATAACTTGAATCTTTTTTATAAATCTCATGGAATACATTAAGCTTATAACAAATAAATGATGCTATGATTAGTATTGAATTTAGCAACCACCATCTCAGAAATGCACTGTTTTTGTTCATAAGTACCTCATGATTATATAATTAACCGCAAGTCATAATTGACAAACAATTTAGTTGGCGCTATCTTTATAGCAGACATGAAAGAACACATTCTTGTTAAATGTGCCAAAATACTCATAAAAGATTGGGCTGGGAATAAGGCCAGACCAACTTTTCATTATGCATTTGCCATCAAGAAAAACAAAATAATCGCCATCGGAAAAAACAAACCAGATTTTCCCTCTCAACTCGCTGCAAAACTAGCACGACTTTATAAAATTGAAAAATGGGTAAGATATCCTTATCTCCACGCTGAAACTGATTTGTTGCAACAACTTCAACCTGATGAAATAAGCAAACAAATTGAAATTCTTAATCTCAGAATCAATAGACATGGACAGTTCCGATTTTGCAAACCATGCATCAACTGCCAAAAAGTACTTGACACTCATAACCTACATAAAATAAGTTGGTCAAAAAACTTACCCGAAGATAATCCGAAAATTATTATGATAGATGGATATCAGCAAACAATTGTACCAAATCCATTTTATGCAAAATTAATACAAAATAATAATTAATTTATATATATAATAAATCGAAATTGGAGACGAAATATGTCTATGTCCTTTCTTGAGTATGTTGAAAATCGTGTTTCACAAGATGTTGACTATGTAGCACTAGCGGAAGCCGTAAATCGTTGCTACCAAGAAAAAGGAGAAGTTACTCCTGAAGACCTACAAGAAGCTTGGAGCGATTTGCTTAGCTCACAAGGCCGACAAAGACTTTTGAGAGGTGGACTGAATCTCGCAGGCAGCCTTGCCTACCAGCTACCAAAAAATCTTGCTATGAAAGGACTTAGTGGAGTTCTTTCCAAAGAACCATGGCAAAAGTCATGGAAAGCCGCTCAAACTGGTTACCACGCTACTGCCGCAAATCAGTTCATGAACGCTGCTAAGAGCGCAGCAGAAGCCGCATCTGCTCTTGATCCTAAACTAGCGGGCAAAGCATTTGCAGGCATGGGTCCAGAAAGAGCAAAATATATCGCTTCTGCGAAAGAAAAACTACAGAAAGCTCTTGATAACCTAACCGCTATGGAAAAAGCCCCAGCAGAGGCCCCCGCACCAGCAGGCGCACCAATGCCTCCCCCAGCAGGCGCACCAGCAGCACGCTAACATAAGTCAAAATATAAATGAAAACAGGAGACTTTATAGCCTCCTGTTTTTTTTATTCCTTATAAATTTTCAAACCTTGCTCTTCAGCTAACTTCTTTTGCTCTTTTTTAGTTCTAATATCGTCAACAACAGACAAAATAAAACCTTCAAGAAATCCAAAGATAGCTAAAACACACAAATATCCCAAAAGCAACACACCGCAAATCTTTGCAATCATCCATGCAAAAGCTTGCCAATTGTCCAAATTAATATTCATGTCAACTCCTTTCTTTTGTGACTGTGGCTCCAACTAGTAATTTTCTTTTCGCCACTATACAGGATATACAGTCTCTAAGCCAATTCCCTTAAGCATTGGATTGGCAGCTAGATTTTTAGCGTTACTTTTGACCCAAGACCTAAACTTATTCTCGGCAGAAATAGCATTAGGCTCCGTGGGTTGACGACCCTGCTTCACGTCCTTAGCATGCGTAGCCTCATGAACTATAGTAGATGCTATTTCAAGTATTGTTAAAGCATCTTTATTAGGCTTTCCAGCATGCTGAGCCACATTACGGCTCGTATTTACGTGTATGATGCTCGATGGTTTTATCTCTTGAATTTGAATGTCAGGATAATTTTTAAGCTCTTTTTGCAACAAATGATAAGGAAGTTGCTCCAATCTAGATTTGTAACTTTTATAAGTATTTTTTCCAAATCGAAGCATTAATTTTCTTTCAACATCAGGACCAAGAACATTACTATTCTCTCCACTTGTAAACATTCCAAAAACACCTTTAGTCAAAGGTGCAATCGTACTTATATCCCACAAAAGCTTCTCCCCCTGCGGTAACGTAGCATCATAAGCTCTTACTAAATCAATAGCAGATTTAGAGCGATTATAATAGGGAGATATCTTGTCTATGACAGCTTCTGAACCTAAAACAGAAGGATTTATTTGTTCCTGTAGCCATTCAAAAAATCTTTTCATACTGTATTTATGAACACGCTAAATTAAAAAGGAGGAAAAATGCAGGAAACAATTCAATCTCTGAAAGAAGAAATAAAAAAACTTAAAAAAAATGCTATAAGATCTCAATATATGCTTGATGAAGGCATAGAAATCATGACCGGAGTTCATGAACGCATCGTCACCCTTATGAACGCAATCAAAGAACATCGATTCAGGACAGAAGATGCAAAACTCACCGTGAGCGATTATGATGAGAAATTGTGGCAAGTCCTTGATGAAATGGAAAAACTTGAGGAACTGTAATGTCAAATATATTCTTCATTTCTGATACCCACTTCGGCCATCAAGGCATGTGCTTCTTCACCAGAGATGATGGCACTAAAATCAGACCATTCAATACATGCAACGAATGCGATGATCACATGATTGAACAATGGAATAAAATAGTCAGACCTAAAGATAAAGTATATCACCTTGGTGATGTCGCTATGAAAAGAGCATACATCTCAACAGTAGAAAAACTAAACGGTGAGAAAATTCTTATTAAAGGAAACCATGATATTTTCAAGATTACAGATTACACAAAATATTTCAGAGATGTCAGAGGAACTCATAAATTAGATAAATATATCTTGTCGCACTACCCAATTCACCCTGAACATATTAATCAAAATTGCTATAATTTCCACGGCCATCTTCACTACAGAGAAGTACTTCTAGCAGATAAAAATATAGACCCAAGATACTTAAATCTCTGCGTTGAATGCATTAATTACTGCCCAATTCCATTCGAAGAAGCTAAACAAAAATTACATTCACGACTTTAATTCTAGCCACTCCTTAAATCCTTTGCCCTTCATCGAAGTTAACATGTTCCTCAACGCTGCAAAAGTTGTGTGAGGCAACATATTCATCTGATTCGTCTTCACTTTTAATTTCGTGCCCTTTTCAACCTTGGCACTCGTGCCAGTCATGCCCACATCACCCTTCTCAGTCTTGGCACTAGTCCCTCCCATTGTCGTTCCATGCAATTTGTCATAATCCAAGTCTTTCACATTTACGAGTGTCTTCAAACCACGCTTCTCCTGAGCATCGTAAAAGTCCTTGGCTTTTAATGCGCCCATGCCATTAATCTTTATACCATTTCTTCTCAATGTATAAACTATCTGCTCAAGTATTATGTTGTTTACAGCAGGATCATTTGGATCAAATCTAGGATTCATAGTAGACCCAGTTATCACCAAAAAGTCTTGCTTGGCTTGCTCAAATGCCGGTGTTCCAACCACCAACTTGGGATACTTCTGACCAAATAATTTGAGTTGCTTAATCTGAGGTGTCTTGTAATTCAATAACATTCTCTCCGAAAATCCACTATCAAAATCCTCTACATCCTCAAGCTTGCCTTTTGCACGCAAACCAACTACATAACCCTCGTCTTCCGCTATGCCATAAGTCTTTTTATCCAAAAATCTTGCATCAAAAGTATCACCATCCACTACACGATATCCCTGCCCCTTGCCAAATCCTAAAGGATACCAGAACTGCGGAAATCCAACCTTGCTCTTCTTGACCCCACCTATCCAGATAGGCAAGGCCACACCAAGACCCTTAGACAAAGCATCCATAGTCTCTTTCAAATTGCCTTCCTTAACACTAAAAGTAATATGGTAATTTGATGGCAATGCCTTGTTGCCAAATGTCTTCATCAACCCCGGAATAGCCGTATAATCATAAAACTGCAAGAACGCAGGATTAAAATTGCACTTGATTCCAGTAGTTGCTTGTTTCCACATCTGATTGAAAATATCAAAGAACACAACCCTGTCACTGCCATCCACAGCAGCTAATGTGATTGATTTAAACTCTATTGGGTTACCTTCCTTAGAACTTTTACCATTTAACAAACGAAGATATTTGTTAATACCATCTATTGTTTTTTGATCTAATAAAAATGCATTAGCATAATGCTTAATATCAGTAGTGCCATTCAGACGAATTGCATAATGATCTAAGTCCTTGCCCTTGCGACAGTTTTCATACAAAGCACCTATAGCTGCTTTAAAATATTGCTCCAAAGTATTGTTATAAAACAAATCCTGATTCGTTTTATACATGAACGTTTTCTTATAACCACCAACAGTCTTCACATCAACATGACCGCCACTCATATGCAAACACGTTAATGCACAACCACCAATTGCTTTTATCTTGCTAATAACGTTATAAGGCACCTTAATTGCATCACTCATGCCAACATAATTGCCATGCTCAGCAGTCATCTCAGGCTTGCGAGGACGAACAGTAATACTGCCAGATACAGGCCTAACACCGGGAGACTTTACACCACGCACTTCCTCTTCCTGAGGTATAATCGCAACCCTTTTACCCAAACGCCTAGAATTAAATTCAAAATTCTCAGTGTTTACCTGTAAACCCTCTATGTAGGAAGCTCCATGCTCTCGAACATACGGAGAAAATTTTTCCACCTCTTCCTTAGGTAAAATACTCTCCCAATTAGACATCAACTCAATTAACCAAATTACCGTAGCAGATGCACAAGTTGTTTGACATGTCCTGTCCACACTTGCTAATGGCATCCTCTCTGCCTCAAGCAAAAACCAATCTTTAAACGCAATATTGATCACAATAAAACACCTTTATTTTTATATATAAAGGGTTTTTGCTATTTTATATCCCTTAGAATCCAACCAGTACTTGTATGTCGTATTAATTGCATCACAGTGTTCTTTACTTAATCTTTTTGTGTAATGCTTAAATGTATTTTCACTTATGTGCTTGACATGCATCAAAGTAGTTTTATCAAATTCACCAGCAGGATTGCCAATTCTAGATAAATCATCTAAAAGTTTGTTACAGTCAACTGGCAATCCCAAAATGCCAAATATTGTTTGAACAACTTTCTCCTTGTTTTCCTTAAAGTCTTCATAAACTAACTCATAGTCAGTGTGATCATTCCAAGCTTCATACATATCCAATATTTCTTTACACATTTGAATTATACTGTCAGTGTTTTTGTAAGTTCCTCGTGGCATTAAATCTAAAGCAGATGCTGCAATGTACCTAATATCCCTTCTAGTCGTAAAAACAAAATCACTCCAATTCAACCATCTTTTCTTGAAGTCATGTATCTTCAGAATGTTATGATGCTCACCCGGAACAAATGAATTCACCCACTGAGCACTTATCTGCTCAGCAGGAAAATTCTGTTCCAATCCTAAACGCACTATATTGTAAAGTCTTGTACTTCCTGATCGTGCTATGCCAGCACAAATAATATTCAAATCCCAAACCCTCCATTAAATCCAAAACCTTTGGCTCCACCAAATCCTCCCCCTAGTCCACCACCGAACTGTCCACCGCCAAAGGAACCAAGATTAGAACCGCCACTAAACCCACCAAAACCAAAATTGTTACCGCCAAGTTGACCTCCTCCCAATCCAAATTGACCACCACCAAAACCACCGCCTAATCCCTGCATCCCTCCACCAAATCCACCCATGCCCATGCCACTCATACTTCCACCACCCATTCCTAACATGTATCCACTTTCTATAGGAATAATAGAGTAAGGACCCCCCATACCAGTAGGCCTCACAACCGTTCCGGGTGTATAAGCTCCAAAAGGATTGTTATTTCCAGAATTACCACCAATATTCCCTCCAATACCCATCATACCACCCATACCACCCATGCCGCCCATGCCCATACCGCCCATGCCCATCATTCCACCCATGCCACCCATTCCCATACCACTCATGCCCATCATTCCACCACCCATACCGCCCATTCCCATACCACTCATTCCACCACCCATGCCACCATTTCCTAAATTACCACCATTTACTCCCATACCACCAAAATTCATACCGCCACCCTGAACACCCATCTGACCACCCATGCCCACACTTATCACAGGAGGTCTCATCGGCGCAGGTAATGAAGGACGTGGAGGCATCGTCGGCCTAAATTGAGCCGCCGTCAAAATACCCCCAAATACAACCACTACAAAAATCAAAAATACTCTCAATAATTTCATTTCCATAATCTCAC